AGCTGAATACAAGAGCCTCTCATACCCTGACCTGTTTGCGGCAATGCAGCCTTTAATGGATATTCCATTCAGACCTCTTGAGGAATTTAAGAAACAACCTACTGACCTGCCAAGATCTGCACGACCAAAATCTTTAAGTGCCGCCGTTCCAGACGGTCCAACGGTATTGGGTCAAATTAATGCCGAAATTGAAGAATCTTTGCAAGTTGCACAAGATGTGCTTATTGCGTTCTTAGAGACGCTTAAAGCCCAAGGTAAAGGGCTTGATGTAATAGCGACAACTGCTGGCTCTTTGGCAATAGATGAAGTTTCAAAATTAAAAGATGAATTAGCAAAGATTGGTTTAACAATTCAAGATGCCCTTAGAAATCCAATTGAGGCGTTTGCAAAACTTAAAAACATTAAAATATTTGAAAAAGGTGGAGGTATAGAAGAATTATTTAAGCGCCTCGTTCTGTTCCAAAAAACTCTTAATGAAGAAATGGATCTTGCAAAGGCAAAGGCAAGAACCATATCAAGATTCCAACCAAAGGAAACTGCAGTCTCCACGCCGACAACTCCAGAAAAGACAGTTGCTGGCGCTCCATCAAAAACAGCTAGTTTAGGGTTTGGTATAAGCAGAGATGAAAGACTTATTTTGGCTGAAAGAATTAAACAGCAAATTATTGAAACAGGAGTTGCTTCTCAAAACTTTGCTGAGTTCCAAAGCGACACATTAAGATATATTCTTCGTGCTTTTGATGTAAGAGGTAAGGCTGCTGGTGGAAACTCTGCACAAAAGATTCAAGCGCTTGTCGCAAAACTTAAAGAGATGGGTATTGTTGTTGATGCATCAATAACAACTGTTGCTATAGAACCAATTGAAACAGCAACAGCAGAAATCAAGCCGGTGCCCGTACCAGCCGATGTTGCAAAAACACCAGCCGAAGCTTTGAAAGAAGTTGCGGTTGAGGTTGAAAGAAAGATAGAGGTTGCTAAAGAGACCATCACAGATGTTGCTGACGATGTTGCCTCCACTCCCATTCCAGATTTTGCTGATGAATTTGATTATGTGATTCATGAATTAATTGAAGAATTTTATAGAATAGAAAGCAGAACATCTGAGCAAATTATTGATCTTATCGCCCAGTTGCAAAAATTCACTGGTCGTTCATACTCGGGTATGGACATTGATTCAATGATTGCTGTGGCAACAGAAGAACTTGGTAAACCAGCAAGAATCTTTAAAGATTCAATTGACAACATTAAAGATCGTTTGTCAAAAATTAAAACAGCAACAATTGATGAATTAAGTGATTTAATTACAGCACTGGGGGCGCTGCCGGTTACTCAAATTGAGGGTGTTGATATTGAACAATGGGTCAAAAGAGTTGGTGAAGAAATGGAAGACCTTAGACACAGAGTCAGCACCGAGGTACATGACATTTCAGATGGGATACGAGACACTTCAGAAGCTATTGAGTTTTTTGGAACAATAATTGATGATGAACTTGATGAAGCTGAAATACTAATTCGTGATGAAATTTCTGACATAAAAGAAACAGTTGCGGCAGTAAGGGCCGCCAGATCAGCAAGAGGAGGAGCCGGTGGAGGGAGCACTCCCCCAACACCCCCAACGCCTCCAAGCGGTCCAACGCCTCCAAGCGGTCCAACGCCTCCAAGCGGTCCACCCCCAACGCCTCCAAGCGGTCCAACGCCTCCAAGCGGTCCAACGCCTCCCGGTAGAACTCCTGGGCGAGTGCGAAGATTCTTTGCAGGTCTTACCCCTGCGAGACTTGGCGTAGGCGTAACTGTTGGGCCAGCCCTTGCGCCAATCTTGGCAGTTCGCGGTCTTTTAAGAAAATCAGCAATAGATTTCATTGCAAATCTTGAAAGAACGATAATTGAAGGACAACAGCTAACAGCAACAGAAGGACAAAAGAAAGCCGGTGAAGCAGCTCGTAAACTCTTTGATAGGCTTACAAAAAATATTGCAAGTATTGGAAACATTTACGGAGCATTAACTGTTCATTCTACACCTCTGAATGTCCGCAATGCACAAGGAAATCTTGTAACGAATCCTGCCCTTTCAGGAATTAGACAAAATTTTGGACTTGATACTACAGGTTTAATAAAAGGTTTGGAAGCGGCTCGTATTGCTGTTAAAATGTTTGGTCTTGGAAGTGCCCAATTTGCAAAACACATTATTTTTGCTCATGGAAGAATAGCAAGTTTTGCTCTTGGCTTTATACCTTTTGGTAAAACAATAACCAATGTTTTTGTTACGGCCACTACTGGCTTAGGAAAATTAAGAGAAGCTGCTAAACAAGCAATGGAAGATGCAAAAGCATCTGGCGCGTCCCGAGGAGCAGCAGCGCTTGCTGGTTTAAGAGCAGCAGGTTCTGGGCTTAGGGGGGATGGAACCGGACCTACTTTTAGAGATAGATTCAGGAGTGGGGCTCAAAAAGCAAGTGCCGGTTTGCAAAGACAGGCAGGCTTCTTGTCTTCTGGTTTGATAAACCAACTTACATACAACATGGGTCAGTTCGGTATGGTTGCAGACCAAGCGCTCACATCTCTTGTCCAAGGTTTATTAAGAATTCCCAAAGTTGGCTTGCCAATTTTGTTTGTTATTGGATTAATCATTACTGGCTTCTTCACAATTAAAAAAACTATTGGTAATTTTGGTGAAGCTGGTAAAAGAGCAATGGAAAATTTCAAAAAAACACTTCTTGTGGTTAAAGATACTGCAATTGCGCTCCTTGCCCCATTTTTTGATCTTTTTGCAGGTTTCCTCGGAGCAGGAAAAGAGGGCGGAGAATCAATGGACGATATGGGTAAAGGGCTTGAAAGGTTCAGCCAAAATGTTAAAAAGGCCGCCGAAAACATTAAAGAGTTTGTTGAAAAATATGTTGTTCCATTTGTAAGCGTTGCATTAAACGTTTTCAAAACTATTGCATCAGCTGTCTGGAAAGTGATCGGTGGATTTATTCTTTTGGTTAGGGGCTTGTTTGAAAAATTCAAAGGTGACTCAACCAAGGGTGGTGAAATGATTGAAAAAGCATTTAGCCAGATTGGAGAAGGGTTGAAAAAACTTTTTAAGATGCTTTTGAATTTCCTAACACAGTACTTCGCGCCACTGGTAATTGAAATTATCACCCTCTTGGCTATATCGGCAGTTAACCTGCTTGAACAAATTCCTATTGGTGTTGTTAATGCGGCTAGATGGTCATTAAAAGCCATTAACAACCTTTTCTTTGAAGCTCTTAAATTTCTTGCCAAAGGACTTGGCTGGATCCCAGGGTTGGGGGGCAAGATCCGTGGTGCTTTACAAGCAATGCAAAACGGTATTTCTGGAGCAATTGATTTTGTTGGAGATAAAATTAATGGATTAATTGGTAAAACTTCTAATGTCATTAGAAACTTAGGCGATCAGGCAAAGGTCGGCATAAAAAAGTTAGGAGAGAAGATTGAGACGCTAATGCCAGGAGTTGGCAAGGGTCTCTTAAAAGCATTTTTGAACTCTTTCAAAGATCCAGCAGCCGCCAATGCTGCTGGTAAAAAAATTGCAGAAGCGGTGTCTCAGGCCACAGCACAAGCCAAAGAAGAAGTAAGAAAGAGTTTCTATGATGCTGTTGTTTCTAACCTCAGCAATACATTATCTCAATTGGGTAATGAGCTGGTTGATGCTCTTAATCAACAAAAAGACGCTGCTCTTAAGGTTTTTGATGATCAAATTGCTGGTATTGAAGCCCTCGCGGAAGCAGAAGAAAGACTTACAAAAACAGAAGAATATGAAGCTGATAGGAGAAAGAGAAGAAGAGAAAGAGAATTACAAAGTCAAAACTACCAAAAGAACAGGGCGCTTGCTATTTATGAAGGTCGTATTGACGATGCAAGAAATCTTGATTTAGAGGAAATGAAGACCCAGCAAGATTTCACTGATGAAATGAATAATCTTGAAAAAGAGCGCACAAAAGAATTGCAGTCATATAACAGATCAAATGCAATAACAATAATAAGAAATCAAAGGGAAGAAGCTTCAAAACTGTTTGATGAATCAATCAAGGAACTTGAAACATTTATTTCAACACAAACATCGCTGGGGGCGATCTCGCAACAAGACTTTGAAACAAGATTTAAAACAATTGCGGAGCGAGCAAAAACAACATCTTCAGATATATCTACGGCATTTCAGAATTTCTTTACAGCCCTTCCAGCACAAATACAAGCCGGTATGGATTCCACAACCGGAGCCGTTGGTTTCTTCTCCGCAGGTTTTGATAGCCTCATTACTGTAGCCAGAAATAAATTTGGTCTTGATACCGGAACTGGTGGAAATGCTCAATCGCTTTTGGGTATTACAGGACAAATGCTCACCGGTCAAGGAACCGCAATTACAGCGGCATTCGCCCCTGGTGGTTCTATCCAGACCGCTTATGGGACAGGTCTTGATGCTTTAAATACATATCTTGAATCAAAATACCAAGGAGACGATCCAAAGAGTTTGAAGAGTCTTTTCACAAAAGCAATTGCTGATGCCAATGAATCTGTAAAACAAGAACTTTTGAAGGCGCAAACAGGAATAGGCTCTGCAATGGACGGCGTTGTTCAAAAAATGAACAAATCTCTTGAAAAACTGGCAATCAAAGAAGCGGTTAAAAAAGCAATTAAAGATACAATGGCTGAACTTGAAGCCGCTGGTGAATCAACAACAACGACAACAACAACGGGCGCACCAGGAGCAGGTTCAGGCGCACGGGGAGCATTGTCCGATACTGGTCACCATGCTGCTGTGGGTTTGTACTGGTCAAGAACTCGTTCAAAGTCAACAGACCCTTGGCGAGACTGGACAAAGGTTGCTACAGATGAGTTGAGTGGTTTTATAAATAAGGCATATCTTAACCCATCACTTGTTGAGGTTTCTCTATACCCAACAAACATCAACCCAAACCAATTCAAACAGAATGCTGGTGGTCTCAAACAAAATGCTGGTGGTTCAAGAGGTAAAACTCCGATAGCCTTCCACGGAGGTCCAATTAATTATTCAGGAGGCGGTCCAACGACCGGTCCAATGCATCAGGGAATTCCCGCAGTTCTACATGGTGGAGAATATGTTGTAAGAAAGAGTGCTGTTGATAAATATGGTAGCGGAATGCTTCAAAATATCAATCAAGGCGTATTCGATAAAACAAAAGGTTATTTTACGGGTGGAAGAGTCGGTTCAGCAAAGGGCGGGATTCTTGATGAATCAAAAGGCAAAGTTGGTTTAACTCCAATAACAAAAGCAAAGAAAAAAACAGACAAAGAAGATATTGGAGACAGAATCAGATATGCAGTTAACAACCCTGCACAATTTGCTGCGAGTGCGAAAACGCCAAGCGTTTCTTACACAGATCCATTAAAAGACCAAAAACTTGCAAAAATAAGAGAAGACTTTCAAAACTCAACTTTTGGTAAAGCTTGGAAAGCTTTCGGTTTTGGAGCTCGTTTGATAAACCCAATTGAATTATTGCCAATTGCATCAAGAGTCGTTTTTGGCAAAGATATTGAAACTGGTGAAAAAGTATCTGGAAAGGGAAGGCTGAAAGAGGTTGGTATTCTTGCCGGTGCTGTTGTTGCTCTTCTAACGGGTGCAAAACTATTAAAACCAATTGCAAAAACAGTTGGCACAAAGGTTGCACCAAATCTAGTTTCTAGGATTTCTAAATCCCTTGCGGGACGGGGCGATGAATTGTACGCAAGAATGAATCTTGGCAATTCTCTTTCAAAGACACCCTCATCGGTTGCGGGAGCTCTGGGGCTTTATGCAACTCCAGAATTAAGCAAGCTTGGATCTTTTATGCAAGGGCAGGTAATGCCAAAAATGCAAATAAAAGAACCTTTAATTAATAAATTTATTAAACCAGCAAAATTGAACTTAAAAGCTATTAAAGATCAATTGGCTTATAGGAAAATGGCCAAAGAACACTTTGGCAGTGTTCGTGAGTTGGAAGATACTTTTATAAATGTTTCTTATGGAACTTCCCCCCCTCGGTGGCGAAGTGCGGCCTTTGATATATTGAGACCTGGATCTGATATTCCCCGCCCTCCTTGGGGACAGATGCAAGGAGATCCCCCTAGCCCAATTTTCAATGCTTTAGTGGCAAGTGAGCGAAGGGAAGAGCTTCTTGATTTTTTGAGATCACAACCGGCCAATCGGAATTACTCAATTGATCGATTTTTCCGAGGTCCCGCCCGAATCCCAAGACCCCCATCATTTCGTGACGCTTTTTTACCAGATGAACCGCCACAATATGAGTCATTTCTTCAAAAGTTTTTTGCTGAAAGGTTTGTAAGCCGAACTCTTGGCAGTCTTTTAATACAAAAATATTCTAATTTTACTAATTATATAAAAAATATACCAAATAATTTTAGGTCTTATTTTGGTCTCAATAATCCAATATTAGACACAAATATAACTTCCAATTATAGGCGCGTCGTGGACGACTATCTGGGAATTGATCGGTGGATTTATCAACGTCCGCAATCACCCAGCCAACGCTCAGATCCTCTGATGGGTTTCCCAGCATTCGGCTATAGACCACTGTCTCCAGGGAGGATGAGAGACCTCACGCCCGTTGAATTGAGACCAACACTAAAGAACCCCATAGCAAGACCAACAAGCCCACAAAGACGAGCGCTAGAGGAGCAGCGAGAGTTGTTGCTAAGACAACAAGAAGAAGCCATGAGGATTGCAACCCAAGTTGAAAGAGGAATAATGATTGGCTCTCATGGTCCATTGACTACTTCAGATAGGCTTGCTGAAATTAGACAAACCCTTGACCGGATGTATTCGGCTAATTTGCCTGGAGCGAATCAGACGCTTTCTGCGGCTGATATTCCAGGTATACCTAGAAGAATTCCTCTTACTTGGCAAGAATACGGGGAAAGTCTTCGGATAGATCAAGAAGGTCGAGCATTAATTGATGAATTATACTCTACTACAAGAATAAGAGATGTGTTAAATCAAACAGATCCTGTCGCAGTTCTTGTAAAAAAAATTTCTGAATTTGTTCGTAGATCAATACCGTTCTCAAATGAATTGACTTTAGATGAAATTAAAAGAATAATAAAACAAGCAGAAAAAGGAAATGAATATGTTTTTGGTCTTGGCCCCGATCCTGACGGCTTTAATGTTTTTCAATTATTAGATGAAAAAAGACGAACAGACATACTAGATTTCCTGAGGAATATGGATCCCGCCTTTGCCCCGAGGGGCGATATGAACTTACTTTCGGACCCTCAGTCTGAAGCAGTGTTTAGGAGACTTATTTCTATGAGTTATCACACTGGAGGGAATGAGATAGGAATTTCAGGTCTCTATTCGGCAAACGACCCAAGGAACCCGATGGCGAACCGCTCTACATTAAAAGCAATGCTCAAAAGTATGGCATTTCTTTTTGATAGGGTTATTGTTCCTAGGAATATAACTATGGCCAGATCAGGTAGCACAAATCCTTTTTCTGAGAATTTTGGTCGGTCTGTTCGTGAGATGTTGCCTGGTGTTGACTGGCGAATAACTGGGGGCGATCTCGCTGGTACCCAAAACGATATTGCGCAAACGTGGTTAAATATACCCTGGAAAGTAAAGATGTTGGACCTTTGGAGGGGCAGTCATATTGCCCTACAGAAGAATCCATTATCTGATATGTATGAAAGATTAAGAGTGGAAACGGTTGTTGCTCACTTAGCGCAGTATCGCAACCAAGCTAGAGGAATCTTAAAACCATTGCAAGAAAAGATTCCAACAAATACAAGAGTACATCCAGATGCCGCTGATGGTGCTTCTTCTCCATGGGCACAACCACTGCCAAGAAGAATAGCAACTAATTCCACAAGAAGAGCTGAAACATCTGAAACTCAGCAGCATGCAGACTCCATGAGAGACATTGAATTAGAAAATGCAGAAATGGCATATAGAGAAGCAGAAAGAAGAGCCATTGAAGAGACGGCCGCGATCGTGGACGAGATGAGAGAAAACGTTAACAGAACCTTAAACAACATTCGCCTTGTCTTGAGTTCAGAAGAGATAGCATATATTCAAAGTTCAAGAGAAGATGAGATACAAGAACTCCTAGACCAGCTGCGGATCGAGAGAGGTCTCCCGCCCGATCCTGACGGAAGTTTTACTGGTGGTTTAATCCCAAGATTCTTTAAGGGTGGAATTGTAAAAGAATTTGGAAAACAAATAGGGGAAAACAAACAAGTTGCACAAGAAAGAGCTGAATTTGAAAAACAAAAGAAAAACGGTGGTTTATCCGAAAAATGGTGGAATTTGGTACAGCCAAAAGAATCAGCGCACGGCTGGGCAGAGGACGCGGATAAAGTTGGCTATACTTCTAAGAAAAAAACTGGTGGCTTAAGTATAAATAATAAAGCTTGGAAAGACTTTGGCGGTACATTGCTATACGGCAATCCACAAACAGCAGGTCAAGCGTCCCCTTTGCAACAAATGCTGGTTGCTAATAGAATGGCTGCTCTTGGTTGGGACTCTAATTTTATGGACGAAAACTGGACCAAGAAAACTGCTGACACTAAGAAAGATTCGGTAGGTCTTGGGGGCTGGACTACTATAGCAAAACCAAATGAATCAAAAAAATTAAGACTTGAGGGGTGGAAGCCAAGATCGGAAAAGGCACTTCGTAACCCGCTTGATTGGGATGCAAAATCAAGAAAAGAATTTTTCCCCGGCGGAGAAGATGTTTATAGAAAAAGACAGCTTTACTTAGACGGGTACCGAGCAAAAGGACGCTTCCAAGGGGGGCGGATCACAGGTCTGTCGGACCTTGGAGTGCCAGCAATTCTTCATGGCGGAGAATATGTTATTAACAAAGCATCAGTTGATAAATACGGTATTGATCTCCTTTCAAGAATAAATAAAGGGATATTTAGTGGGGCTAAACAATACAAAGTCGGTGGCTATGTCAGCAACATCTCTGTCCCGGAAATACCAAAGTATGTTCCACCAATGTCAACATATGCAAAAATTGTAAACGGAGGAGTTGGAGTACAAAGTCTAAATTCTGAAAGTACTCATAATTATAACTTCTATGTTGATAACTTTATTGGTGAAAAAGAATGGTTTAATTCAATGATGAGGGAATACAATGTAAAGGTTGTCCCAGCCAACCAAAAACAAGCCGGTCTTGAATCAAGGGTTATAACAACATATAATGGCTTGAATAGAGGAATGTAATGACAATTGTAAGTTTTTTGTCTTTAAATAATCAAGAAATTACCGAGCAGGGCCGACAAATAAATGATGTGATAAACATTAATGCCTCAGAAGTTGAACTGGACTCTGGCTCCAAAAGAAGATATTACAGGTCTATTAAAAGAACATTTTCTTTTCAATGGGATTATTTGCCATCTCTTTCTTCAAAAACAATAGACAATAGAAAAGGGCGGGATTATTTAAAGTCGCTTACAGCAATTGCAAATAAAATACCAATGAAAATAAAAATTACAGCAGATGAGAATGCTGAAACAATAGATGTATATCTCCAATCTTATTCGGAATCTCTTATAAGAAGAGAAATTTCTCAAGGTTGTGATTATTATAGAGTTAACATGGTTTTTGAGGAAGTGTAATGTCTAACGAAGAATTTACATATGAGATTACAGCAAATGCTTCTGGTGAAAAGTTCTACAACGGAGGCCCAATTATCGGAATTGCTGCCGTCCTTTCTATTGAGTCAGAACAAACAGCAGTTGCAGGAAAAATTGTAAAAGCAGACTCTGCTCTGTCGTTTGAATCAAATCTAACCGCTTTGGCTGGTCTAATTCAAACAGTTAGTTCAATACTCAGTATTGATGGCGCAACGGTCGTTGTTGGAATTTACATTTTAAAAGCTTTGGTAATTGCCGATGCGAGTGTGGACCTAAGCGCAACTTCTCTTGCCATTAGGTATGCCATACCAGCGACGCAAACAGGCAATCTTTCTACAAACATTACATCTTTAAAAATAATAAAGGCTGCTGTTAATCTTGATTCAAATTTAAACACAACCATAAATGCAAAAATTATCAAACTCTTAAGTGCAAACCTGTCTGGTTCTTCGTTGTTTGTGTTGCTGGCTGGCGAAATTCTTTTATTAAAAGCAAATTTGTCAATAGTCACAGGTCTGGTTGTTGCTGACATACTCAGAATAACCTCAACAAGCCGCTTCCCAGGTTCAATTGTTTCTTTAATCGTTTTAGACGACAAGCCTCTCACCGCTCAAAATAGAAATATTAGTTATGATGTTGGTCAAGTAAAAGTTGAAAAAATAAATTGGAATTCTAAAAAATCTAGATATTATAAATCAAGTACTCCAAATAAAATGGTTGTAAAAATTGGCTGGGAATGGTTGCCATCTAAAAAATATGAAACTTTTGATAAAAGAGAAGCCAGGGATTATATAAGAGAAATTGCAAGCGACATGAATTCTCATATTTTGAAAATTATAAGTTACGGTACGAATCCTCAAGATTTGCCGGTTGAGACGAGTTATAATGTATTTGTAAAGTCCTACACAGAAGACATTGTGAGAAGAGATTTAACTCAGAATGTTTATTTTTATAAATGCGATTTAGAGTTGGAGGAAGTTTAATGCTAACGCAAGATATGCACGGCAAAACGCTGTCCAACTCATTTTCTAGTGCTACGAATGCATATGCACAAAGGGTCAAACCTAAAATTTTAATTACATTTTTAGATAATAGACATGTAGAAAATCTTACGATAGCAACAAATGATACATATTCCAACACATCTCGGGGTACTAGGAGTACTCAAATGGCGGGGACCACTCTCCAATCTGGGTTTTACTTTAAACCGGAACAATCAATGAGCGGTTCTGAACGCCAAACTTTTGCTTGGGCTGTCTGTAATGATAAAGATGAGCACGGTCAAGTTATTAGAGCAAATGGCAACTGGTACGCAATGCCATCAGACACAGAAGATAATTTTAAATTTGGTTGGAGATCAAATGCTAAATCAACATCATCAACATATGCCGATGGCGGTTTTGCGTTTACTACATCCCCTTATGTTGAGTATACTTTTACACAAAGAAAAATAAATAAGATAAAAATTGTAACATCTGAATATTTCGGCAAGGTTCAATGGTATAGAATAGAAGCTTACAATAACACACTGTCAAAAATTTATGATCAGTACGGTGAAATGGGCAAAGACGAATATTATAAAATTCATAATATTCCAGATACTGCTGGAACATACGATATTTATCAAATTAAACTTACAATTTTAAGTACTAGAAATAAACTAGACAATGCTCGGATAATGGAAGTTGTTCCAATTTATGAGGTTGATGTTACAGACTATGTAATTAGTCACTCAGTGGATAGGGTGGGGGAATTGTATGAAAATTCCATTCCTATCGGAGGAGGTGGCTCAAGCACGGCCTCTATTACTCTTGATAATACAACAAAACATTTCAGTCCTTTTAATGATAATTCACTATACGGCAAGTATATGAAAAAAGATCTTAAAGTTAACATATATAACGGTTGGCAAATTGTAAAAAGCAACTCTTTACTCGTTAACACTGTTTTGACAGCAAACATGAATACGACCTCAAACAGCCTCACAGTTTTGGACGCGGCAGGATTTTTGAATGGAAATGCAACAAACAACTTTATTTTGACAATTTCTCCAAACAAACTAAATGAAGAAATGGTTTTGTGCTCCACAAGAACAGATAAAACCGTGACAATTTTAGAACGCGGGTTTGGTACGACAACAGCTTCTTCTCACACTTCTGGAGAAGTTGTGTCTTTTGATCCTTTTGAATACATTGACTTTGGAGAATTCTATATTGATGAGTGGACTGGCGGAAGTTCAATGGAGGTTTCTGTTAAGTGCATTGATAAAACAAAATTTTTAACTGAAAAACAAATTACTAAAGGTTTCCATATTCAAAACGCAACTGTTGGAGAAGCCATTGAAAACTTAATGATGTTGACAAATATTTCAAAAAAAGAATCAAATCAAATCTATCCATTCAACGATTATGGAAGAAAAAACGCAATTGCGCTGTATTCGTTTTCAGAATTTTCTCCAGATAAAACGGGTGTGGCAATCACCCCAGGACAGGGGTTGAGACTGCGTGCTTGGAAAATTGAAGTAGGTAAAGAAAACACTCTTAAAGATATTGTCGCTGACGCTCTTGACCGAGAGCTTTCAGCATACGACAGGGCTTTAAGAATTAAACCTTACATTCCTGCTTCTTATGTTTCATACAGCACCTCTGCGTCGGGCGTTTACGGATTCAACTCAAACACTCAGTTGTGCCTAGACATTTCAGATTTTGCTTTTATTCCAAGTATTAATGGAGTTTTGCAAAGCGTAAACTCAACAGCTCAAAGTGAATATTTTAATGGGGTTGTTGACGGATATTTTGTTCCTACTCAAAGTGGAGACTACTCTATTAATATTTCAACAAGAAATGCGGGGATTAGGGCGTACTTAGATAATACAATAATTCTTGATTATTGGAATTTAAATGCAACGGCAACTGCAACAAGAAATTTGACATCTTATGAATATTTGGGATTCTATTTAAATTTAGATGCCGGTGTGCCTTATAAATTAAGAATTGAATTCTACCATGGAGCTGGCGCTCAAGGTAGCGGGAGCAGTTTCCAATTGAAACTATATAGCCAACTTTCTGGGTCAGGTCAAGTGCAGATCCCCGTCAGTTCTGCGTACACAACTGTCGCAGAGGATGCTGTTGGCTCAAGAAATGTGACATCTGTAAAAAATTCTAAAAACAGAAATCATTACAGAAATGACGGAAAGTATATTGGTCCTGTTGAAATTAATCAAACAACCGGACTTGTTTCAGAGCCAGGAAGCAAATCTGTAAAAGTTGTAACGTCTTCTTCCATAGTAATTCCTTATGACGAATCTCTAGATTTAGAAAATACAAATTCTTCTAAATATAACGATGGAGAATTTACTATTGAATTATATGTAAAATTTCCTAATGGAACTTTTAGCAATAGCGGAACATATATAACAAATGTAACTACAGCAAATTCCGTTAATTATGGTTATACATTTTTTTATAATAACTCTGGAAATGGTTTTACATTAAATGGTAGCAATGGAAATAAAATAGTATCTACAAATACGGCCTTAGATCCTGATAAATGGCAACACATTTGTGTAACAAAAAAAAATAAAGTTATAAAATATTATTTAAACGGCCAACATAAAGCCACAGAAAGCAACTCCATAGTTTCTACATTTGGTTTGGGAGACATCACAATTGCTAATGCTGGTAAAGATTTTTTAATTGATGAGTTGATTATATATAACAAGTGTTTAGATGGAGACGAAATTCGCAATAGATATATTGCAACACAAATTAAACCACTAACAAAATTTCCACATTTATACGGAAACGAAAAGAGTGTGAAGGCAATTATTGATGATATTGCACTTGGTGATTTTGGCAGATTCTTTGTTGATGAAAATAATAAATTTACTTATTACCATTTTTATAGATTTTATGAACCATCAATTGACCAACACTACTCTGTGCAAAAACAAATATCAGGCAACTCTCACATCGTTTCAGCAGAATATAATGTACAATTACAAGTTAATAAAGTAACTGTTGAGGTTACAGACGAAATTCCTGCTTTGACATCCAGGAGACCTGTGTGGAACGCAACAGAGGGCTCTACACTTGGTGCTGTTACTTTAAGAAATAATATATCTTCATCATCTAATAGCATACCTGTAAATACAACAAATACTCCTCCTTTTAGTCAAAGCGGTTATATTAAAATAAGTAACGAAATTATTAAATATAATGATTTAGATTCACAAAATTTTTTAAATGTTGAAAGAGGGATGTTTGACACAACACCATCTGCTCATTATGCAAACGATCCTGTCAGAGAATCTAGGTATTATGAAATTAAATATGAAGGAGCCCCAGTTTTTAATATCCTGTTCCCTTTCGTTACGGCAGCAAACGCTGCTTTTAGATCGCCACCGCTTCTGGAAATTTCTAAATTCAACACAACGCCGTATTTTGCCGAACTCGTTTTATCAGCGACCTCGGCGCTTCCTAGCGGTAATCTAGCGTACATTCAGGGCACAAACCCTTTAACGGGGGAGCAAGAGGCAACATCTATCTCTGGTGTCCCAGTGATTGGTCAATCTGGTTCTAACCAAGTTAAAAAACAAGTGGCATCTTTGTCTGAATCTATAAGAAGATATGGTTTAAAAGAAGTCGTAATTAATAATCCATATATTATGGACCCTGTAAAAGCACAAACCATAGCAGATTTTTTAATATCAAAATTTACAACACCAATGCCTGTCGTGGATGTTACGAGCATTGCCATCCCGCAAATTCAAATTGGTGATAGAATTGAAATAACTGAATTGTTAAGTTTGGATATTACAAATGTTAGTTATTGGGTTATTTCTCATAGCATTTCTTTTGGCGACACAATTGAACATAAAATTTTATTAAGAAAGGCGGAGTAATGGCATCAGAAAATTCAATTTATTTTCAAGCAACCGGCGGTCACAGCCATAATGGTATTAATTCTACATTGATTGATGTTGGCCAATATTCTGTTTTTGATTTTACAACCAGCACTGTTGGTTCCCCCACTAGAATCACTCGTCAGGAGCAAAATAGAATTAATTTTGAAGACTTTATTGTCAGAACTATACAGTCTAAAGTTTTACAACCGGCTGGTATTCGGCTTGAAGCAAATACTTTCAATGGTAAAGCAATAACCGCCAATACAATTCAAGGAGACAGAATTGTTGCCAACACCATAACTGCTAATCAAATAGCTGCTAACACCATAACTGCTGGTCAAATAGCTGCCAACACCATAACTGCTGGTCAAATAGCTGCTAACACTATTACGGCCAATGAAATCGCGACTGGGACAATTACTGGTATTAAAATAGCAGCCAATGCAATTGGCAACACGCAAATTGAAAATGTAATGTCAATCATTGATCTGCAGTCAGATTTCGTTACAACAAATGCTATAATTAAAAGCAATAATTATATATCAGGCAGTGTAGGTTGGGCAATCAATGCAAATGGTATTGCTGAATTTAGCGACGTGTTGGTTCGTGGAACAGTTATCGCAAATGATGGTTATGTTGGCGGATGGGACATTGCTTCAACTTATATTGCCAGCAACAACGGAAGTGCTGTTCTATATTCTAATGGATATCTATATGCACAAGAAGGATTATTTCAAGGTTCATTATCGGGTGCAACAATAACGGGTGCAGATGGTGTTTTTAGCGGTTCAATGATGGTCTCGGATGGGACAAACGGTATTGAAATCACTACAAGCGGGTTTTTGAGAGGGACGGGTGGTTCCGGTATAAGAATAATGAACTCAGATAACAGCACAGGGAACACGCAGTTATTTAAGGATTTCATAAGAACTGATCGTTTTAGTGCTGAAGATTATTTCCTTACCTCCAATGGATCAGGCGCTGAGGCACGTATTAGGTCAACAGGGCGTTGCGATTTTACAATGACAAGCACTACTGGTGAGATGTTTGATATGAGTAGGGGTTACGACAACGGCATGAACTTCATAAGATTTGTAAATTACAATACTAACAACGCTGTTGGTGCTATTGAATTTAATGGAAGTTCGGCAGTTAAGTACGTCACCTCGTCAGACAGTAGATTAAAATCAAATATTAAAATATTGTCTAACGGTTTATCAATAATCAAAGAAATTAATCCAGTTTCATTTAAATGGATTGAAGATCCCAATAAAGAAGCACATGGTTTTATAGCCCAAGATTTATACAAAGCGTATCCCCATCCTGTCACAGTTGGCGGTGACGATGTTAAAAATAGTCCATGGATGGTTGATTATGCTGGGCTAGTCCCCATATTAACCTCTGCCATAAAAGAATTAATAGAAAGAGTAGAAAATCTAGAGGCTAGATTAAATGAGATAATCGGAGTATAATGGAATAATATGGCTTATGAAAATTATACTCAGGTTGCTTGGACAGCGGGTACCCCCATCACATCCGAGCGCCTTCAGCAGATGTCTGAAAACATACAGCAGGTAAAGGAGGCAACTGACGACAACCCGCGAGGTTTAATAAAAATTAAACAAGTTACATCTTCAATATCTCATGCAACCATGGACACATACCATGAGATAATAAATCTTAAAAATGAAGGTGGCGGTGTTGATAATTCAGTTACACTACCAGGTAGCAGATATATTAGGTTAAACCTTGTATTCCCCGGCATTCAAGTTTCCAACCCTGGGCAAGAAGATGCAACATATGTTTTAAGATTAACATCTGGTAATGTTCCTGCTTCTGGAACTGTTATATATAATTGGAAAATCCACCAGCCAATTCACACATACTTAAATGCCGCTGCTGGTGCTCCGACTACCGCAAATACAACCATAAGATCAGCTCCTATTATTTTTGGAGCTGGCACATACACATTTGTTACTACCACTTCAGCAGGAATTGCTGGTTCTAATGGTAGTGGAGTTTTTAATGTTGAAATTTACCGAGACAGCGGTTCAAGCAATGCCTTCCCGTCAACTTTCACAATTCCTTGCAATGAAAATAGAATGCAATTTTATGTAGAGGACATTGGCGGTCAGGGATAAAATGCAAAGACGAGAACTCGCATCCAAAAGAAAAGATGTTGAGTGGTCTGATAAAGTTGGTTTCGGAGAATCCAACCCAAACTATAATGGTGGTAAATACATAGACGATAAAGGCTATGTAAGAATACTCAACCCAGATCACCCCGCAAATATTAAGGGCTATATTTATGAACATAGAGCTATTTTTGAGGAATATTTAGAAAGATATTTGCATGCTTGGGAAAGCATTCACCACATTAATGAGATAAAAACAGATAATCGTTTAGAAAATTTATTTTTATGTTCACAGAAAGAACACAGCGCAATTCATAGAGAAGGTAAAAGGCCAAGCGAACAGCACCGTGAAAAGTTGCGCAAGAACATGAATGATAGAAATCGGGTTGGTAAAAAAAAGGTTACAAATCGGCTTCCTTCACCGAGAAAAAAATTCCCAAATGATTAAACCCGCCCCCTGCCAAATCTGATATAATTGACCTTATGAAAATTTGTGGAGCAGAGGGCTGTGGCGTGGAGTTCACTCCAAATACCGCCAATCAGCGCTATGCAGACTCATCGTGCCGTAAGTCTATTGACTCTATGGGGCTTTGTAAATATAGAAAAGAAAATGGAATTATTGAAATGCCAAAAGATGCTTTGAGCGACACCCCGATATTGTCGGAATCAGAATTAAAAATAAGTTATACAAAACTGCTGCAGGAGTTTGAAAAATTAAAGAGCAAAGAAGACCATTTAGCTGATGCTGTTTACCGTGCAGTTAAGGAAGACATTGAGTCTAACAAAATTGCTCCTGTTCCCAAACCAAAACTTGCCAAACTTTCTACTAAGAAAAATGAAGAGGTTGCTGTTGCCGTTCTCGCTGACTGGCAGTTGTGTAAAGTTACTCCTGATTACAACTCAACGGTTTGCGAAGGTCGGATTGACCAGTTTGCAGAAAAGGTTATACACCTTACTGAAATCCAAAGGCAGGACCATCCGGTTAAGGATTTACACATTTGGTGTTTGGGTGACATTATTGAAGGGGAATTGATCTTCCCTGGCCAGTCGTTTCTCGTTGACGGTGGTTTGTATAGACAAATTACCGTCGATGGTCCAAGAATAATGAAAAAGTTCATTACTAAGATGTTGGAAAATTTTGAAAACATAACCTTTGTTGGTGTGATCGGAAATCACGGTGCCATTGGTGGCAGAGGTAGAAGAGATCACGACCCAGAGACAAATGGGGACAGAATGTTGTATAGAATAGTGCAGTTAATGTTTGAAAGTGAAAAGCGTATTAAGTTTGTTATCCCAGACGGCCGGGGTGAAAGAAACTGGTACGGAATAGACAGGATTGGAAACTATACATCTTTATTAATTCACGGGGACCAGTTCGGTAGTCTTTCAACATTCTACTCTTTCCAGAAAAAAGTGTACGGTTGGAAGGTTGGTGCTATACCGGAACATTTTGATGATGTGTATTTTGGACATTTCCATACTCCTACTAAAATGACATTTAACACAGTTCAGTGCCGTATTTCGGGTAGCCCAGAGTCAACAAATACTTATGCAATGGAGAGTTTGGCTGCTGTTGGCAGAGCCTCTCAGCCTTTGATGTTTGTTCACCCAGAGAGGGGAATTGTTACTGCTGAATACAACTGCTGGCTGGATTGATTATGAACATCAAAGGTCTAAGGTTTAAGTGTTCCAAATGCGGTGGACCAAAGTTTGCAGGAGAAGAGTATTGGTTTGCTGGTGAGTATTACATTGATATCACATGTGCCATATGTGCAGATACTAGAGATGTAAAATTATCCTTTTTGAAAGATTTTGTCTCTAAGATGAATAGTGGTTATAAGAGGCAGAAATGATTAATAATGCTCTTGTTACTAATAAATTTTATACATATTCAAATTATATCGTTAAATTAAAAAAAATATCCAAGAGGATAAATAAAATTTATGTACAAAGACTTGATAACAAAGAAATTATTGAAATTCCTTTTGTTGGTCACGAAATAATTCTATATAGAATTTATACTGTTGGTGAAGTTGCTAAGATTGTGGAAAAAAGACCTGATACTCTTAGAAAATATGAAAAAAAATTTCTTATCCCTGAAGCAAAAAAGTTTGGGGGCGGATGCCCCGGTTATAGCAATTGGCGCTACTATACTGAGGAGGATGTTTACATCATGGTTGAATTTTTCAACACCAGAACACCTGGTAGACCAGTTGTAAATACAAAAAAATACACAATACAAAACCTTTCTCGGAAGGTCCAAGCAAAAACAAGGGAATGACATGGCAGAGAATACAAATGAAGTGGAGATTTGGGCATCCATTGGTATTACCAAAAATCTTGGCAATTACGAATCGCTAAGGCTTGATGCTGGTGCTAAATGCAAGGCGACTTCGCTTGAAGATGAAGACGCTTGGAAGAGACTTTGGGATTCAATTGACAGCCAAATTGAAGCCAAACTCCAAGAGTTAGACAGTGAAAAGCAGTAATACGCAAGATTGGAAATCTAAAGCTTTGTGTTTTGAACACAAAGATAGAAGTATTTGGTTTTCATACAAAAAATCAGAAATAGAACAAGCCGTTCAAGTGTGCAATGAATGTTCAGTAAGAAAAGAGTGCTTTACATATGCATGGAATTCTGGAGACATTTATGGAACTTACGGTGGTATTTCTGAATTTGAATATCTAAACTACACTTGGAAGGAGGTTGAAAATGAGCGACAGAACAACAGGACAAGATCTTCTTCTGTTCTTAGAAAAATCCTGCAGAGAATCAAATAAATTATTTATTCCAGATTCACCGAGGCAAGAGGCTGTTGCTCAAGCATTAGCCGAACACTACGACTCAGGGTTGTTGTTTGATTCCATAACCCATTTCGTAAAATCAAGACCAGGACCGTTTCTTATTTTTGATTTTGCGGTTGAGTCTAAAAAAATTACAGACAAGGTAAAGCAAGAACGAGAGTCTAAGAACATGTTTATGCAAATTGTTAAGGACACTCACGACAGAATGATGAAAGAATGAATTACGAAGTACGTTTGTTGAATTCTTTAATGCAAACAAATGATTATGTTACGGCAGTAAACGAAGGCATTGAAAATGTCTTTATAGAGTATAGAGATGTTTGGAATTTTATTACCAATCATTATGATGAGCACAAAAAAGTTCCGTCAAAAGAAACTGTAAAACAGCACCATCCTGAGTTTGAGTTTTATGCAACTCCAGAACCACTAAAATATTATATAGATGAGGCAAAGAAAGAGTCTTTGTCTTATCAAACTAGGGTTATTGTCTCTAGAGCAAATGCGCTTCTTGGTGATCTTGGTCCCAAAGAGGCGCTGGCGTATCTTATGGAGAACACATTACAACTTTATAAATTCTCCAGCAACCTCAAAGATACTGATCTTGCTGGTGAGTGGAAGGACAGGGTTGTTGATTTAAGAGAGCGAGCCAAGAGGGGCAATAACGAATTGCAGGGTATCCCTAGTGGTATCAATGTTATTGATAAGCAATTTGGCGGTTGGCAACCGGGTGATTTTATTGTCCTGCTGGGATGGACTGGAGTTGGTAAGTCTTTTATTGCAAGACTGTTCGCAGTAAACGCATGGCGCGCAGGCTACAGGCCTTTAATTATTTCATTAGAAATGAATAAACAGCAGGAAGGCCACAGGCTAGACACTTTACTTACAAACGGCAGTGGTGTATTTACTAATACAGATCTTGTAAGGGCCAATCCAACTGTTGTTGAGCCTTATGAGAAATGGGCTGAGGAGACTTTTGATGGTAAGCACGCTATTCATCTTGTCACATCTGAGGGTCTTGAAACAGCAGACCAGAATATGGTGCAGGCAAAAATAGATCAGTATAAACCAGACATTGTTATTCTTGATTATCACGGTCTATTTGATGACGCTTCTGGTGCTCGCAATGAGACAGAGAAAGCCAAAAATTTATCTAAAGCTTTTAAAAGAATGGCAGTCAAGAATGGTGTGCCAATTGTTGATGTTGCTGCTGTAACAATGAGCGATGGTCACTCCGAAAGACCACCGGAATTAGAAGAGGTTGCTTGGAGCAAGCAGTTAGCTTACGACGCTGACTTAGTGCTTGCTATCCACCGTGAATATAATTCCGACCTGTTCCAGATCGTATCTAGAAAAGTCAGAAGATCAACACAATTTGGTTTCTTTTTAAGATGGAACCTTGAAACAGGGAAATGGCAGGAAGAATGGGATATTTAATACCTAAGAAAGCAATTTCAGGTGAAGCCGAAGATATTGAAACTATTATAAGGCTTAGACCTTGGATTGAGGATGAATGGCGCTCTCAGCACGGAGAATTTAAAAACACTGTGCTGAAAACAGACTACGACAGAAAAAATGAAATCTTCAAATTTCAAATCATTTTCAATATTTGATATGGAATCACAGATTCTTGAGTTGTTAGAGAAACTTTCTATTAGCATTGAATCTCAAACATCACAAGAGTTTAATTTGTTTTGTCCTTTTCACAAAAACAGAAATAGTCCTGCGTTCTATATCAATAGGAAAACTGGGCTTTGGCAATGCTTCAACCCATCTTGTGGCAAGAAAGGAAATTTCCGACAACTTTACAAAGCATTAACTGGCAAGCCATACGGTAAAGATATCAAGTTAGATCCGATTGCTCTTAAGAAAGAGATAGAAAAAGGTTTTTTCAAAAAAGAGCATACAGAAGACTTGGACATTGTTGATATTGAAATTGATTTTTCAAAAGAAGAAGATGTTGTGTTATTGCAGGGGATCACAAATCGAGGCATTACTCTTGAAACCCTTGAATACTTTGAGGTCGGCTTTTCCAGAGTTAAAGAAAGAATCGTAATACCAGTAAGGGATCAGTCTTATAAACTGGTCGGTTACATCGGCAGGGCAATTCGTGAGGATCAAGAACCTAGATATCTTTATAACCGTGGTTTTCGTAGGGCTGATTACCTTTTCAATCTCCAGAACGCCAAATCCTTTAACAGTTGTATAATTACAGAAGGCAGTGTTGATGCTATGGCAATTCATCAATCCGGTTATCCAAATGTTGTGTCAACTCTTGGAGCACAAGTAACATCCAGCCAAGTCAAGATGATGAAAAGGTATTTTGATTCAATCATAATTTTTTCTGATAACGACGAGGCAGGGGAGGCAATGAAATGTGCTATAATAGATCTCTGCCGTGGTAAAGAGATTTACACGGTGGAAAACTCAACTGGGCTTAAAGACCCAGGTGAGATGAACAAACAACAAATACAAAACATAATTGAAAACAAAAAACTTACAATATAGGAGAACAACATGTTTAAATCAATGAAAACTTTAAATGAATTAGAAAAGCAGGTGGTCACACCACAAGGTGGAAAATCATCTGTTAAGAAATATTTCACGGTGTCGGCAGGAGAGTCGTACCGGATCAGATTCCGTCAGGAAATGACGGAGGACGCTAAGAATTATGACGATGAGTCTGGTACTGCAATTAATGTGCCGGTTGTTACATCGCCAATTAATTGGAAGTGGAGGGCTGCCTCTACTGCCGGTTTAGAAAAGTACAACTATCGTTGCTGGGCTGCTGAGAAGTCTACTGTTGATAAAGCTTGGAGACCAAAGCCTCATCTTCTGATCAACATTGCTGTTGAGACAGAGCCGGGTGTTTGGGAGCCGAGAGTTCTTGACACGACTTTTAATCAGCGCCATGTTGGTCTTACTCTGATTGAGTATGCCAAGGAGTTTGGTACGATCACAGACCGGTTCTATAAGATTTCTAGAACTGGCTCAGGTGCATCAGATACAAACTACAGCCTGATCCCTCTTGAGGTTTCTGAAATGCCAGATTCAATTAAGAATTTGCCATATCATGATCTTACAAATATGTATTTAACTCTTCCTTATGAGAAGCAGGAGAAGTTTTATACAACCGGAGAAATTGAAAAAGACACTTGGTGAGGTGAATGGCGATGGGGAGCCCTTCGGGGCTCCCTATTTGCTTGTCCAAAATTATGAAGAAAAATATTGTTTTAGATTTAGATGGCGTTATTGCCGACATTGATACGCCCATATCCCAGATATTCATGGCAAAAGGCGTGGCCGATTATGACTATTCACATTGGTTGATTAGTGATTCAAATGATCCAGAGGCAATGAACGTATTCAACAACACAATATTTTGGAAAAATTTAAAGCCATACGCGGACGCATGGCACCAGATCAACTACTGGTTTAGCCAAAATATTGATATACATATTGTGACAGCAAGGCGCTGTAGTGCTGCAATGAAGACGACTCATGAATGGCTGGACACATGGAGAGTTGGAGCATCCAGTGTTTCTTTTACAAACATACATGAGAAGCACGGCGTGATTGAAAAATTGAATCCGGCTTTTGTTGTTGAAGATAATCCGAACGAAGTAAGAATTCTTTTGAATGAAGGTGTAAATGCTTACCTGAGAAAGCAGTGGTACAATGAGCCGCACTGGAACGAATTTCCAACAATAGAAACACTTTACGATTTAGATTGGAACTAAATGATTGACTTTGTGCATTTGCACTGTCACAGCGAATATTCATTGCTAGATGGTATGTCTACGCCAAATGAAATTGCACAGATTACAAGTACAAACGGTCAATTTGCTTCGGCAATTACAGACCACGGCACGATGGGTGGAGTTCTTAAATTTCAGGATGCGTGTCGTAAGAATAATGTAAAACCCCTTTTTGGCATTGAAGCTTATTTTGTCCCCTCAATTGGTCAAGACGAACAAACAAAGTACGAGCGTTTTCATCTCATCCTTCTTGCAAAGAATAATGAGGGCTTAAACAAACTTTTCAAAATGTCTCAATTGGGTTGGACCAAAAACTTTTATTATAAACCACGCATTGATTTTGCTCTTCTAGAGCAGATGGTCAGGGGCGATATTGTTGCCCTTTCTGGTTGTATGGCCAGTGCAATTTCAAAGGCAATTGAGGCTGGTAATTATGCCAGGGCTGAAGAATTGTCCGAGAGATTTATCAAAATCTTTGGAGATGACTTTTATTACGAAATCCAAGCATGGAACTCAAAAAACCTCAATGACAATCTAATCAAACTGGCCAACACCTATAACAAAAAGGTTGTTGCTACGGCTGACTGCCATTTTCCAACGCACAGCCACCGTGGAGCCGAAGAGGTTCTTCTAATGGTGTCTCAGTACCCTTCATTAAGTGCTGCAGATATTAGAATTGCCCAAGCCAATATTACCTCAGTAAGCGACCACAAGCATGACCTTGTGGACAAGATAAATGCAATGTATCCTCAGAGGTTTTTAAGATTTGATGAGATTAATCCTTATATTGCAGATGCCCAAACGGTTCATTCTTGGTTTAGAGAGGTTGGCTATGATAATGTGCTATACCTTGAAAATACAATGGAGATTGCTGAGAAGTGTTCAGCCGAGGTTGTCACAAAACGCAATCTTCTTCCCAAATATTCCAAGGTTCTTGAATCAAACAATTATCTGCGTGAAATTGCAGAGTTTGCAATCAAGAACAGGAGTCTTGGTGAACAATACAAGGTTCGGCTTGAAGAAGAATTGTCAATTATCAACAATCTTGGGTTCTCTGATTATTTCTTGATTGTTTGGGATCTTGTTAAATGGGCAGACAATAACGGTATTGGTCGCGGCCCTGGTCGTGGTTCTGTCGGTGGTTCTGTTTTGGCATTCCTTTTGGATATTACTCTTGTAGACCCCATTAAGTATGGGCTTCTGTTCTCTAGATTCATCAATCCGGAAAGAAACGACTACCCAGATATTGACCTTGATTTTGAGGACAAGCGCCGTGGTGAGGTCCGTAATTATTTAAGAGAGCGTTGGGGTGCAGATAATGTTGCAGCTATCACGACATATGGAGAGTTCAAACCAAAGTCAGCAGTTAAGGATGTTGCTAGAGTCTTTCAGGTTCCGTATCAAGAAATCAATGCTATTACCCCATACTTTGAAACCATTGATGAACTGGTTGCAACAGAGAAGGGTAAAATCTTCTGTCGGAAATATCCAGATATTCCGACAACTGCAAGGATGCTTGAAGGTCGGATTAGAAATGCTGGAGTCCACGCTGCTGGCATGGTGGTTTCCTCGTTACCGTTAAGTGAAGTTTGCCCTGTTGAAACCCGTAAAGATTCGGCAACCGGTGAAAGATCGGTTGTTACGGCTTTTGATATGGAAGATGCCGAGGCTGTCGGTCTAATTAAAATTGATATTCTTGGTCTCAAGACTGTTTCTGTGATTAAAGATTGCATAAACAAGATTAAGGAAACAAGGGGAATTGATACACGAAAGGCATCGCTAACCCTAGACGACCCTTTAATTTTTGAGAATTTTAATTCTGGTAATACTGTAGGTGTATTCCAAGCAGATGCCGCTGCTTATAGAAATTTAATTGAAAGAATGGGCATTGACAATTTCAATGACCTAGTTGTTTCCAACGCCCTTGTTAGGCCAGGCGCTCTTCTTTCGCAGGGGCAGAAATACATTGACTGCAAGAAGGGCAACGCTAAACCTTCATACCCTCATGAGGTTGTGAAAGAAGTCCTTGCAGAAACTTATGGAACAGTTATTTTCCAAGAGCAACTGATGCAGATGGCGGTGCTTATTGCTGGTTTTACATGGGCCGAAGCAGACAAGTTGAGGAAGATCATTGGTAAGAAAAGGGATGTTGCCGGTTTTGATGAGTTTAAGGAGAAGTTTATTAACAATCCTTATATTACAAAGACTGCAGCAAAGAAAATTTGGTCTGAGTTTGAACTGGCAGCCTTGTACATGTTTAATAAATCTCATGCGGTTTCTTATTCAATGCTTTCATACCAAACGATGTGGTTAAAAATACATTACCCTGTTGAGTTTGTTTGGGCTTTGCTGTATAACGAAACTGCGACTGACAAGATTACTGCATACTTGATGGAAGCGCAGAGAATGGGTATCACGATATTACCTCCAGATATTAATATCTCAGGTGAGTTGTTCACAATTGATCGTGACGCAATTCGTTTTGGTCTTTCAAATGTTGCTTCTTGTGGTAAAGCTGCTATTGAAGAAATTTTTGCAAAGAGACCTTTTAATTCTTATGAAGAGTTCACAAATAAATGTCGCAAGACAGCTGTTAAGAGCACACTGAGAGAAAACTTTGACAAGGTTGGTGCGTTTTCTGAAATCGGTCATGCTTCTCAGTATGACCATGAAAAGTATTACTTGCCCATCTTGGGTTTCTCTCTCAAGCAAACTGGAGGGGCAAACGAAATTGACACTCTTGTGGGAGAGATTGTTGATTTCCATGAAACAAATTCTCCTCTCACTCTTGTAAAAGCGGTGGTCCGGTCTACAAAAAAGACACCTCAGTATTTGCGGATTGAATTTGAAGATCATTCAGGCTCAACAACAGTTTTTGCAGAAAGAAATACTGAACTTGCAACAAGAGATTTTGTTTATGCATTAATAGGTGACAGGACACTGCATGCTTTTTGTGATGCATATGAATACCACGGCACTCCTTTATACAACCTAATGATGAAAATATCAAAAGGCAAGCAACATGAACAAGAGTGGTTGTATAACACTGGTTTGGGTTTGGTAAATGATGAAAAGACATTGATGTATGTATTCCATCAGAGGACATTTACCACATCAAAAGGCACAGACATGTCCAACCTTTACTGCTGGGACGGAGACTCAATCTTCAAGGTTGTTATTTTCCCTGTAATTTTTAAAAAACTTAGACATGTTGTCTCGGTTGGAAATTGGTATGCTGTTAGACTCAATAAAATTGAGGACCAAAAAACATTAACTCGCTTAGATTCATACAAAATTGAAAACGAGAATGGTATAATTTCTATTGACAATTACATAGAAAGAAAATCTCTTAAAAAGGAAGATTATGTCAAGGTTTGAGGAGATAATCAAAACATCTAAATGGTCAGAATCACACGGTTCTGTTGGTAATCATTTAGGCATGGGATCTTTTTATTACACATTACCCTACTCGTTAAGAGCCAGTAGTGTTGTGTGCTTGGGTTCGGGGGCTGGCTTTGTTCCAAAGTTAATGGTAGAGGCGCAAAGAACATTAATTGAAGAAGGTCTTCTCGGCCAGTTTAATATTAATTTAATTGATGCAAATATTGGTCCCTGGGGGTTGCCCGTGTACACAGAGACAGGCATAGAGGGCTATCCAGAAATAAATCTGATTGTCAATACAACAGATGAGTGTTACGGTTTATTCCCTTCAATTGATTATTTACATGTTGATGCAGACCATTCATACGAACAGGTATATAAAGATTTAAATAATTATGGTGGAAATATGAACAAACATAAGGTTTGGGCTATAACTGTTCATGATACAAACAATAGCTCTGATGGGGATCATCCGACCATTGGCTCTTACTACGCCGCTGTTGATTGGGCAAAAGAAAACGGTCATGATATGGTGAATTTTGCGGTTGGGTGTGGAACTGCTTTAATAATGCCGAGAGTTGGCAAGTAGTGGACAGATGGGAATATTTAATATCAAAAGAGTATCTTTTGAGACATCACATTGCAGAATATTTTTTATCTGATGTAAGTTTTATTATTGATGTTGGTGCTTATAAAAGAACAATTGGGGGCGCGTACCCATATAATGTAATACCAATTGATCCTTTAAAAACAATGGTTGATTCCTATCATGGAACAGTTTCAGCATGGGTTAACGAACATGGTGATTTGTTGGATGATAATTTTGGTGTCATGGCGCTCGGTCTGGAAATTGAAGGCGAGAAAGATGAATGGGATTCATTTTTTAAGATTGTTGAGGAATCAAAAATTACCATAATTGAACACTCAATAGAACATCAACCGAGTGTTGATCAATTTGAATTAATAATGAAAAATACAAAAAAGACTCTTGTTGCATCAATAGATATGAAGTTTTGTCATGTTGATACCCCCGGGTTCATTCCTCATTCAACAAGAAGACTTGTTGTTTTACAATGAAAATATCTCTGCATACAGACCAGCATATTAAAGATGCAAATGGCGCTTCGGGTTACTCATACAGTTATTATAAATTTTTGGAACATTTTCCAAAATTTTCATATAGAAACAAAAAAATGCAAGTTTTGGAAAATTCACCAGATGCAAATACTCAATTATTCTATATGGAACCAGAGTGGTATAACTTGCATAACATGCAAAATTTGCGCTCTCCAGATTTTAAAAAATTTTACGATCATCAATACAAAATACAAGGGGTGCATTTAGAAGCAACTAAAGTTTGGGATCATTGGATTGATGCTATGAATTCTGTTAATGAAATTTGGGTTGGCAACTTTTTTGCTCAACAATCTGTATTAAATTCTAATATTAAAACTCCAACATATGTTTTTGAGATGGGTATTGATGATGTGTGGAAACCTAAAAAAAGAGGCAACAATCGTCAAATAAAATTCCTGCATATTGATTCTGGAAGCCCCCGTAAGCGTGCTGATCTGGCTCAGGAGGCTTTTTTAAAGGCTTTTCGTCATAGAGCGGATGTTTCTTTGACATTGAAATATCACGGTCATGAAGAAGCAAAGGGCTTTGGTCACTCATCATTCTTGGTGTCGCCACACGAAGGTATTAAATATATTTATGAAACGTATACCAAAGAAAAAATGGTGCAACTTTACTATGATCATGATGTTTTGGTATACCCAAGTGAAGGTGAAGGATTTGGTTTTATACCGCTTCAAGCTCTTGCGACAGGGATGCCTGTGATATCAACAGGTGTATGGTGTTCTTATGAAAATTATTTGGGGTCAAATGTTGTTGAATCAACAATTGGGCCGACACAACACACAGGATACACCCAGGGAGAAGTTGTTCTGCCAAATGTTGATTCATTAGTGTATCTTATGCGAAAAGTTGTAGACAACTTTGATACCGAAATAAAATACTATTTTGGTCAGGCACCGGCTGTTTACGCCAACTATAATTGGAAAACTCGCTGTGATGAGTTCTTGAAATCAGTTGTAAAAAGACTCGGAACAGATTTTTTTAGATAGGAATAAAAAATGTTAATAGTTGATAAGCGCAAGGGTGACACCATGCCAGTTCATGAGGTTATTCCTACGCCCAGCGTTGGATTAAATAGAGCATTGGGTGGAGGTTTGAACACAGGTGCAACACATTTATTTTGGGGTACGCCATCAGTGGGCAAGTCCACGATGGCCTTTAGGATTTTATCCGAGGCACAAGCAAGAGGATTCCGACCAGTTATTGTTGATTCTGAATATTCTTTTAACGAAGGGTATGCTGCCAAGTGTGGTATTGATATTGATGACATTGTTGTCATTCAATCAACAGTTGCAGAAGATATTCTTAAGAATGTCTATCCGTATTTGACTCATGAAGAAGAAAAACATATTTTTTTATTTGACTCTCTCTCAAATATTATTAAGGAAGAGTTTTACGACAAGCCTGAAGGTGGCAAAGCAATGGGTCTGCAGTCTAGATCTCAAGGTTTCCTGCTTCAAAAATTAGTCAACTATCTACATAAAGAAAGAAATATGATGATGTTTATTGCTCATCAAACTATTGATCTTTCTGGTATGTATGCAGTTACAAAAGCAAAAATGGGCAACACTGTTCATCACAACATGCACAATATTGTTAAACTGTTTTTGTCAATGTCTTCTAAGGAAATGGAAAGGGATGACACAAACATGATTACTTCACAGCGAGTCACTTGGACAATTGAAAAGACAAAGCAAATTCCAAGCATCGGGACAAGTGGTCATTACTATGTCCTTCCCCAAGAAGGTATCTTGGACAAGTATCGTGAACTCCTTGATATTGCTGTTGAGATGAACATTATTGAAAGGAGGGGAGCTTGGTTCTTTTATAAAGAAGAAAAGTGGAACGGAATTAGTAAGATTGAACTAGATGAAAAGCAGATAGCCGATATATCTGCTAGGATTATATCTAATGAACAAGATTAAAACTTTTATTTGTGATCCTGTTGGTTTTGCTTTGGGATTGTGTATTGTTTTCTTTATGGCTGCTGTGCAAAGGATGGAAGACAAACATGACAAATCAAGACCTTGGGAGTAATTTTAAAATCAATCCAAATGCCCGTGTGCATGCCGTGGTGACGACTATGCTGTGCCTTCCAAACCAGTAGAATAGTAATATGAAAATTGAAGACGACATAACAATTCATTACTCAATCGGTAAATACGGTCAGGATTTTTACGAAACTCCTTGCGGTTTAACTGGTGGAAAGTATTATGTAACAAAAAATAAAGAAAAATTTACATGTCGTTTATGTAAGGAGGCTTTAGATGAAAAGAAATGAAAAACAAGAAGCGAAAAGAGATGGTGCAAAACCAGTTAAAAACTCTGGCAGGGGTTTTAAAAAAGGGGATGCTGAATTTCATGAATTCCTCGTTGACTATAAACATAATGGCGCGTCATTCACTTTATCCAGAACAGCCTGGATTAAAATGCGTCGAGATGCTTGGAAGCAAAATCATAAACATCCTTGTATCTCGGTTGTATTTGGAGAAGATTCAGATGTAAAAGTTGCAATAGTTGAATGGCATGTCTTTAAAGAATTAATACGAGACAGTGATTATGAATGAAGGTAGAAAAAAATTAGTGCAGCGGTACGGTCCTGAAATAGTAATTAAATGCTGTCGTGAGTGGAAAACTCACTGGGGCAATGGTAGTTGGGGTAGATGTGGAATATGCCATGAAACACCAAAAATTATTATAGGGAAAAAATGGGATGAATAAGAGTAAAGTACATTTTACTGCTGCAAGAGATAACTGGAAAACACCAAAGGCATTTTATGAGAAACTTAATGAAGAATTTAATTTTGATTTTGATCCTTGTCCTCCTAATCCTCAGTTTGATGGTTTGGAAGTTGAATGGGGTAACTGTAATTTCGTTAACCCTCCTTATGGCAATGTTATTGCCAAGTGGTTAGAAAAAGCTGTTGAGGAACAGGCAAAAGGGAAGACTTCAGTTTTTCTTATTCCTAGTCGTACCGATACTCGGTGGTGGCATAACTTTGTCATGAATTCTGATGAAATTCGTTTTATCAAGGGTAGACTAAAGTTTGACGACCAGAAGAACCCCGCACCATTCCCTTCTGCTCTAATTATATTTAAAGGAAAATAAAATGAAACAATTAACTTATGGAAGTTTATTTGCCGGTGTCGGTGGATTTGACTTAGGTTTTGATGCAGCAGGTTGGGATTGTAAATTCCAAGTTGAATGGGATAAAAATTGTCAAGAAATTTTAAAAAGACATTGGCCTGGTGTAATCAAATACGAAGATGTGAGAACTGTAAGCGCAAAGATGCTTCCTGCTGTTGATCTAATTTCTTTTGGGTCGCCATGCCAGGATTTATCGGTTGCTGGTAAAAGATCAGGTCTAGGAGGAGAAAGATCTGGTTTATTTTTTGAAGGTGTAAGAATAATAAAGGAGATGCGAGATGCAACAAACGGAGAATATCCAAAATGGGCAATCTGGGAAAATGTCGCTGGTGCCCTCACAAGCAATAAAGGAGAAGATTTCGGTGAAGTCATCAACCAAATGGCAAACATCGGGGCATTGGCAATTGAATGGCATGTGTTGGATGCACAGTGGTTCGGAGTCGCCCAGAGAAGAAGAAGGGTTTTTCTCGTCGCTTGTTGGGATCCTACAGCCATTGAGCGAAGTGGAGGTCAAATATTATCTGTCCCCAAAGACAGCGATGGGGATATTAAAAAGGGCAGAAAGAAAAGGAAACAGGCTGCCCGAGCCCTTGAGGCAGGCATTAGTGAACCTATCTGGTGTAGAAAAACAGGATATAGTAAATACGGTCAAGGAGGGGTGAGCACATCTTTCTACAATCATGAACGACCTGATATGAATTCCGTTCCTGAACCGTATGTCAAGGTGGTTAGGTCGGGCGCTAGAGATGATGAAGGTAACCTGCCAGCCGAAGTGTGGCGTAGCGAGGAAACCAGTCCTACTTTAAATTCTTTTGATAATAGTGGTGAGAGCAGGGCTACTGTTTTAATTGTTGACGGTACTAGAGTCAACGATGTGCGCATATATGAAGATGAAATCTTCCCAACCTTGAAACATAGGATGGGCACAGGCGGAGGGCAAGTACCCTTGGTTGGTGAACAAATTGCTATTCCAATACAGGGCACGTTGATTGGTCGCTCAGACACGGCAGGGCCAGCTGGAAAAGGATTTGGTGATGTTGGTGATCCTAGTTATACTATTGATACAACATCTCAACATGCTGTATGCACACCAGAGCTTGTCTTAAGAAGATTAACACCTTTAGAATGTGAAAGATTAATGGGCTTTCCTGATAACCACACTCAACTTGATTCTAATGGTAAAAAAATTGCCGATACCAATCGGTATAAAATGTGTGGCAATGCAATAGCCTCACCAGTTGCCGAATGGATTGGCAACGAACTTCATAAATTAATTAGGAGTTAAAATGAAAATTTATTTTGCTGGACCTGATGTGTTAAGAAAATACGATCAGGGCTGGTTTGATTTCATAGCATCTATTTGTGAAAACTATAATGTTGAACCAATTTTACCCATAGACAACGGATACCAGGGCGAAAAAGTTGTAAAACACGAAGAGATATATGAAATCAATCTTGCAAAAATTAATATGGCAGATTGCATTGTGGCAAACTTACAACCTTTCCGTGGACCTTCTGCCGACCCTGGTGTTTGTGTTGAGGTTGGGTACGCTAGAGCCTTAAATAAAAAAGTGTACGGGCATTACAACGGTTATTTACCAGGTGAATATATTGACCGAGTGAACGAGTATCTACAGAAGGTTTACCATGATAGACCAGAATGGCTTAGATCTGAACTGTATCCCAAAATTGAAGATTTCAACATAATGGATAATCTCATGATAATAAACAGTTGCACAGAAATTTTACCCGATATACTGGGTGCAATCTCCCGAGCGTCTGGCTGGGCTGACAAAACTGAAAGAGACAAATTGCTGTGACGGACATTGTTGTCGATGTAGAATTAATTGGAAAACTTATGGGAGATAGAGCTCGTGAGTTTTTAGAGTGTATGAGGGTAGTGCAAGATATTGTTGATAATCCTAGTGATTATCATGGTGTCCAAGCAATTAAATATGCCAATGTTTTGGCTGCCTATAGAACTCAAATGATTATTAAGTCGCAGGCTTTTAAAAGAAAGTCTACTATGATGAGTGAACAAGACAAACTTGTAAATGACATTTGGAAAACAATGTATGAAGCTTTATCTGAAAATATAAATGTACTAAAAATTGCTGCAAAAGGAGCGAATAATTGAAATCTTTAAAAGTATTAAAGGCACCCAAAGAGGTAAAGGCTCCAAGGACTGATGCTGAAATAACCGAAGAGTTGTTATTAAAGATAGACAGCAGTTTAAATGAGAGGAACAAACCTGAATTTAAAAAAGTAGGTGGCTTCCACCCCAGTTATACCAACCAGTGCGCTAGATATTGGTATTATTTATTTGAGGGCGTTGTTTTGGAGACATCCTTCAGCGCACAAACGCATAGGATATTTGACAATGGGCATGCTGTGCATGATCGTCTTTATAAATATTTTAATAATATTGGGATCTTAGTTGCAGAGGAGATTCCTGTAAGTTATTCTAATCCTTCGATTGAAGGCACTGCCGATGGTATAATTGACTGGTACGGTCATAAATTAATTGAGCTAAAGTCAATAAGTTCAGAAGGCTTCCACTACAGACAACTCTACAACAAGCCAAAAGATGAACACTACAGGCAAGCTCAAATATATATGAAATGTTTGAATTTAAATAGTGGATATGTAATTTACGAAAATAAAAATAACCAAGAGATCTTGCCAATATTTATAGAAAAAGATGATGATTTTATTGACAAGTTATTTAAAAAATACAACAAGATCTACCAAGATTTTGTTGATGGTAATAAGCCAAAGCACCCTTACAAGAGAACCTCGGCAAATTGTCAAAACTGCGATTTAGCCAAGATGTGCTGGTCAGAGGATGCGCCGGGGGTTGAAGACCCCTTTTAACCGGAGGACGATGTTCGGAGAAGAAGAGCGGGTATGCACAAACCAAGATTGTTTAAAAATTTTTATTGCTAAAGTATACAATGCAACTTATTGTTCCAGTGAGTGTAGAAAAATTGTAACTAATCAAAAAACTTTAGCAAAATATCACGAAAATAAAAAAAATAAAAACAACAAAAGAATTTGTAAAACAAAAACTTGTACAACTGTATTGTCAAAATATAATAAAGAAAATCTTTGTGAACAATGCAAAATAGAAAGATTTATACAACGACTTGTTTCTTGGGGTTGGGACGAAGAAAAGCTCAGAAAAGAGTTATAATATTTGTGTGAGTTTAAAAAATATAGTTGGCAAACATGAGTGGTCAAGGGTTATTGCCCTTGACCCAGCTTCTCATTCTCTTGCTTGGGCTATAGTTGACAGAGAAAAAAACTTTATCGCAAATGGAAAAATTGATCTAGTAAAAGATAAAGATCAGTCAGATAAATTCAGAAAAATTAAAAAAGAACTCCTGTTGGTTGTTGAAGAATACAAGCCAGATTGTGCTGTTATAGAACAGTCTGTCTATATTCAAAATTTTCAGACCAGCAGGATTCTTTCGTATATCATTGGGTTTGTTTGGGGGGTGCTGTCAGACAAATGTTCCACGATAGAGGATGTAAGCCCTCTTGTTTGGAAGCCAGCCATCGGCTATAAAAATTTGTCAAAGCAAGACTCTGCAAATTTAGCAAAGAATGGTCAAAAAGGATCTCTGCAGGTTAAAATGAAAAATGAAAGAAAGCAAAGAGTTCGTGAAATTGTCGGTGTAAGTTTTGGTTTACAAACTCCAAATTTAGAAGACGATGACATTGTTGATGCAATGGGAATTTCCCTTTGGTATTGGAAAGTCAAATAATGGCAAACGAACCCTACAAAGATCAAACTTGGCTTTACGAACATTATGTCAAAAAAAGAATGAACTTGACGGATATTTGCAAAATTTTAAAGCAAAGTTATGGTATAACTATAACTCCCCAGGCCTTATATAACTGGGTAAAAAAATATGATTTGCTTAAATTTAGAGGCAAAGGAAGAAACCTGGCCGCCACTTCTTTAAGAAAACCAAAATCAGCAATGCAGTTAGAGGTTGAAAGAAGAAGAAGACAAAGAGCAAAAGAGAATAGAAAAAGAAGAAAGGGATTAGGAAAATGAAAAGAAGTGTAACAGCAAGAGATATTACAACTTTTGCAAAATTAGATATGGTGTATAACCAAATTAGAGTAATTGAGGCAAAGCAGAACACAACCGAATACAAGTGCTTAGGCTCTGGTAAGTGCTGTCACATTGGTCTTGTTATTCCAATGACTGAGTGTGCCAATATAGCTTATAATTTAAATCAAAATTATTATTTGGTATTAGAGGATAAGGGACAAGAAGCTGCTGATGAATGGTTTGATGGTATTAAAAATGCCCTGATTGATGCCATGTATGATGAAAGTTGGCAACCAGGTGGTGAATCCAAAAGGCTTTGTGCTTTCTACAAAAACGGATGCACTATTTATAAATACCGCCCGATGGTGTGTAGAACTTTTGGAACCATTACAACTGTAGACAGTTACTGCCCCAGAATTAGAAATGCCAATGGAGAGATTGATCATTTTACTGGTGAGCCGGTAAAGCGAATTATTAAAATGTACCAAGACCTTTTGGCTGAATATGCAAAAGAAAAACATGAAAATTACGACATGACAGTGTATATGCCTTTGGGTGTTTTAAGTTTCTTACTTGAAGCAGAGGAACTAGAAAAATTAGCAAAAGATACAGACCCAAAGTTTTGGGTAGGAACATCTGGCTGGTACAACTACAGGGTGCAATATACAAAACTACACGGTTATTCGCTTGTAGAATTAAAGAAAGCCGCTAACAATTCTGGTAGAGAACTTGCATTTGACCCAGAAGAATAATATGACAAAAATTGTTTGGAATGGAACAAGTTTAGCTCAAGAAAGAAATGAAGGATATAAGAACGCCGAAGATAATATTTTCAACCATCTTGCTTCTTTTGAGTTTGAAATAGAAAAAACATGTTTAATACCAAGTGATGTCCAAATTTTAACTACATCTGGTATTGGTATTCAATATCAATCACAAGGTATAAATGTTGATTGTGATATTTTAATTAATAATCGTCTTCCAAATGATTATTCTTATTGCAATGGGTACAATATCGGATTTTCGTATTGGGAAACAAATGCTTTGCCTAAAGAATGGGTTGAGCACATGAACAAAATGGATGAGATTTGGACGACTTCGCGGTGGGCAAAGAATGTGTTTATTGATTCGGGCGTAGAAGTGCCTGTATTCAATTTTAAACTGGGGGTAGATAAAAACCTGTACAGCCCAAGTTTGAAAAAGTATCCACACCGACCTTTTACATTTTTAAGCATAGGTTCTCCTTCAATAAGAAAAAACAGTCAGATTGCTGTCAATGCTTTTTTAAAATTGTTTGGCGAGAGAGACGATGTTCATCTTCTTTATAAAAGCGTTGATTCTCCAGATGCAAGAATTTTTAAAAATGGAGAAATGAAGAGTGTATACAATCAGCCTAACATAACAGTTGTTGATGTAGATTTGCCAGCAAACGAATTAAGTTTAATTTACGATCAAGTTGACTGCTTAATATATCCAACAAGCGGGGAGGGTTGGGGTTTATTGCCTTATCAATCTTTGGCAAAAGCAATTCCAACAATATGCACTAACGCTACGGCATGTACGGAGTATGCAGAGCTGTCAGTTGCTTTGGATTATAAAATGGGAACAGCCAACATGAATGGTATATATGAAGGGCATGGGCAATGGGCAGAGCCAAATTTCCAAGATTTATGTGATAAAATGTTATATGTAATTTCTTCTTATGAAGAAGTTTCTGCCAAGACATACCAAAATGTTGTAAAAGTATATGATGAAATGATTTGGGAGTCTGCAGTGAAAGATTACGGTAATAGAATATGCCAGATATTGAAAGAGCAAAAAGTCAAACTTTAATTGAAAAATTAAAAGATGTTGAAGATGTAGGCCAACTTCATGTAAAAGGTTATTCTATACATGAAATATCATCTTTAATGTCATTAAAACCCGGCGAAGTCAAAGACTACATAGAAGAGTATAAAAAAATACTTTCTAAACAGGTGGACGAAGACCCTTACTTTCTTGAAAGAGTTCAGTTTAATACAATCAAAGCTTTACAAGAGTTTGACCAGTTAAGCAAAGAAGCATGGGAAACAATCAATATTGCTACAGATCATGGCATGGTGCCAGCGAGAATTCAGGCAATCAAATTAGCGGGTGAGTTAGCTACCAAAAAAGCACAGTTGCATAAACTATTGGGCATGAACACTTCTGATAGTGATTATATTTCAAGAATGCAGAAGGCAGAAAGTGTGAACCAAATCTTATCAAGAGTTCTCAGAGATGTTATTTCAAAATATCCAGAGATTGCAGACGCTGTTAGGAAGGAACTTGCAATAGCATTTGAGATTATGGACAAAGAAGATGTTATTGATACAGAAGAAATTGAAGAGGCTGAAATTGAAAAATAATTTATACCAAGAGACTGTAATTTTAGACATTACGCTTATACAAAGAGACCCTTCAAACTGCCCCAACCCAGGTGTTTATGTCTGACTTTATTGGTGTCAATCTTAATTATGAAGATTTTGATAAATTGTTGAATCAAGATGAACTGGTTGAAGAACCAGTTTCTATTGACGTTTTTGTTACTGATAAAAAATATCTTGGTCTCCCTAATTTGTCGCCAATTCAATCAGAAATTGTCCGTCATAGTACGCAAATTTTTAAAGAAAAAACATTACAAAAGATAATGGGTACAAAAGCTGGTAGTGATTATTATAAGAAATATACAGATAATGAAGTGATTTGCATGTTGGGTAAGGGTAGCGGAAAAGACCACTGCTCAAGGATCTCAATTGCATATACTTCTTATTTATTACATTGCTTAAAGGACCCGCTTGGTTATTACGGTAAAGCCAACGGTGTGTATATAGATTTGCTCAACCTGGCCGTTAATGCGCAACAAGCTCAGCGTGTTTTCTTTGAACCTCTCAAAAACCTTTTGTTGAGTTCTCCGTTTTTTAATCAAGTTGGTTTTGAACCCAGAGTCTCTGAGATTTTTTTCTTTAGCAGACCTGTAAGATGTTTCTCTGGTCACTCTGAAAGTGAAGGTTGGGAAGGTTATGAAGTTTTAACCGTTGTGTTGGATGAAATATCAGCTTTTAAGACGGACGCAGAAGTTAAAGGTGAAATCCGAGCAAAAGGCTCAGCCTCAGCGATTTATAACATGAGTAAGTTATCCGTTATGTCTCGTTTCCCCGAAGTCGGCAAAGTTATTCTACTTTCGTTCCCAAGATATAAAGGAGACTTTATTCAGCAAAGGTACTTCGGCTCAATTGAGAAAGGAGAACCTAAAACTTGGTCAATTAAAGCTGCAACTTGGGAAGTTAACCCTACTATCCAAAGAGAGCAACTTGAGTCCGAATACATCAGAAATCCAATTGAGGCAAAGGCTCGCTTTGAGTGTGAGCCACCTAACATGGAAGATGCTTACTTTAGAGATGCAGATCTTGTAAGAAAAGCTTTTATGCACAGCGATAACCCTGTTGATGAAGACGGAGTTTATAAGCCCTGGTTCAACAATAAAGATGGACACAGGAGATTTATCCATGTTGACCTTGGATTAAAACGAGACAGATCGGCTTTATGTATGACTCACTGTTCTGGCTTTAAAGAAGTCAAAACTTCAATGGGGATTGAAAAGTTGCCGATCATTAATGTTGATTTTGTTCATGCTTGGGAAGCAAGCCCCGGTGCCGAAATTAACTTTGCTTCTGTGCGACAAATGATTATAGATTTGTGTAGAAAATTTGATGTTGCTAAGGTGACTTTTGACCGTTGGCAATCAATTGAAATGATCCAAAGCTTAAGGGCTCAAGGCATTAATGCAGATTTCCATAGCGTTAAGAAGACAGACTATGACACCTTGATGACTTCAATTTATGACACAAGACTGAGGGGGTATTGGAATGAACTTCTTGTTGAGGAAGAATTGTTGAAATTAAGACTTTTTTCCAATAATAAAATTGACCATCCCAATTCTGGAAGTAAGGATTTGGCTGATGCTTTGGCCGGTTCTGTTTTTAATTCTATTGACAACATGGCCGTAGAGTTAGAACTTGAAGTTGAAATATATGGTGTTGAAGATCCAAGAGCGGTTGAGGATTTAGAAGACATGGAAGATTATGGAACTGTGACAGTTTATAACTCTGATATTAAAACCTTTGTTGATGGGTATAGCAAGCATGAATTAAATAGTGAAGAAAATAAAAAATGGTTAGAGATTATCTAACGGTCTTTTCCGAAACCAACCGGCACCAGTCTTTTGGGCAAACAAAGAATTTTATAATTCATTGAGAAACAACCGACAATTCAGTTGGGTGACTGCTACGATGACGTTCAACAGAGAGCAAGGTGCTCTCGCAAAAATAAGGAAATGACAATGAACATCAGTATCCAGAATGTTGATAGTTTTCCCCAGATCACTCGGTCGGGTAGAACATCGGCAGAACTTCAGTCAATCATTGATTCTTTGATTGATTCCAGCAAGACGGGAGCGGTTAAGATGATCGCAAATGTTGAGCCTGGTAAGAAGTTTAATTCTTTACAGCAGAGAATTCGTGCTCAAGCCAAGAAACTTGACATGAAAGTTACGATTCACTTTGATCGGAACGAAAACAAACTGTTCTACCGCTGCCCAACTGTTGCTGAAAATAACTCAGAGAATGCAAAGAGCAGTGTTACGGCTAAGGATGTTAAGTCTGTCAAGACTTCTTCCAGGAATAATGCCTAATTAATTTGTAAACAAAATTAAAAAAAATGGGCTTGGGTAACTCCCAGGCCCATTTTTTTTTGTATAATTTTCTATATGACAATTTTCCAAGAAGAAACCATTGAGATTAACGCTGAGCAAATTGCTGAGTGGTATCCAATGTTAGCTTTACCATGTTATGACCAATTAATATCTGAGCCTACTGTTATGTCTTTAATTAGAACAGCCATGGCTTTTAAAGAAGTCGGCTTAAAATTTTCAGTTTGCACGCTTTCTGACTCTTTAATTTCTAGATCAAGAAACCAGATGGTTGCCAAGTTTATGGCCAATGAAGAGTTCACTCATATCATGTTTATTGACTGTGACCTTGCTTTTATTCCTGATGACATTATAAAACTTTTATGGCATGATAAAGATGTTGTTACCGGGTCTTATCCAATTAAAAATGTAAACTGGGAAGCTGTTGCTTTGGCTGCAAAAAATGGCGTGGAGCCAGATAAGTTATTAGAGCACGGTTTGAGATATGTTGTTAATGCTATTGCAGATCCTGTCAATAACCGTGTTGAGGTTGATAAGGGTGCTATTTCTGTTTATGATGCCGGTACTGGTTTTATGCTCATAAAAAGAGAAACTATTTTCAAACTTATAGAAGCATACCCCCATTTGAAATATGTTGATGATACAGGCGGTCTTACAAAAGAAGAAGGTGAATGGACATACGCTTTCTTTAATTCTTATGTTGATGATGTCAAGCACAGATTCTTATCAGAGGATTATGGATTCTGTAGATACTGGCAAGAAATTGGCGGTAAAGTTTGGACAGATCCATCTATTGAAATGACTCATTGGGGTCGTATGAGATATGAAGGCGTAATGGCTAACTGGCTAGAGCGCAATATCGTTAAGCCAGATTAGTTTGGAAATCGGGAAAAAAGCAAAACGCTGCGATACCCCAAGAAACGCATACTCAATTTTAGGATAATTTTAAATAAAATCACGGGGCGTTAATTATTTAATTGATGATTTATTCCCGGCTTGATCGCAGTCTTTGTGCAAGCTTCGCGGCAGGCTTTGCGGCAGCTTTGTGCGATCTCTTCTTTTTAGGCTTTCATAAAGAATTCGCTGTTTAGCGGCCGATTCCGTCAGCCAAAAAAAAATGTGTTCTATGTGTAGTGTATGAATTTTCTGTCTGATAGGCTGTCCCAATGGGTGACCCCATGAGTCAGCGAATAAGTCTAATGATAAGTTTAATGAAAGCGATAGGTGATTAGTATGTTCATACCTGACAACAAGTCAAAGGCAGAGCTTATTGATGATAAATTGATGGGCTTGGAGATTGAGGATGAAGATAACGATTATGGCGTGGTTTGCCGTATTGAGCAAGTTGATTCTAACTTTATCTGTTACACAACCAAAGGCTTTCAGTTTAATGCTGGTCTTCTTCTTAATCTTGTAGCTGCGGTAAATCGTATGACTAAAGCTCAAGATCAGCGTAATAGCAACAATGATCCAAACATTGAGATTTTGGATCCCGAAAACAATTTCTCAAATACTCAGGTTCGTGCTAGACCAAAAGCTCACAGTAAGTCAGCACAAATGACTGGCCGTATTGATACGATTGCCAGAATCAATAACGAATCAATTAATATTACAACAACTGTAACTAGCAATGATAGTTTCCCGGAAAGGATTCAGTAATGGAAATTAGAAAACTAAGTGCTGCGGAATACAATAAAGCTAAGACAAGATTAGTTTCGCGGCGTAATACAAAAAGAAAGATGACTCCATCTCTTTATGATGCGCCATCTGTTGAAAAAACCTATTGGGGTAATGATCCAGGTAGTGAAATCATTAAGGGTCAAGTTAGACCAGACATTAGATTTTCTCTGAACCTTGGCCATATGTATGATTTTCTATCTGACGATAGAGTTTCAAAATTGTCAAAGGCAGACCGTGATAATCTCCGTGAGTATGAGTTCCATTATATGACTATCTTATTCGCAACAGATGGAATCAAAGAATTTATGACTCCTGATACTGAGCATTTTATGGTCGTAGATTTTGACGAAACAGCAGCCAAATATACTTTTACTCTAATCTGATTAGAGCAAGACAAAACAAAACAATGAATAAGGTCAAGGCAATGCCTTGACCTTTTTTGTTAACTAAAAAAGTAAGGTAACTATATGGATATTATGATTAATTCAAAAAAAGCAAACCTCCGTTTTAATACGGAATTAGAAAAAAAGATTCACCGTATCATATCTACAATAAAATATGGTGAAGAAATTATCATTGATGTCGATACTGATATCAAAGAAATTTTAAAAGCAATTAAAAAATCTCTTTTTTATAATTGCATTAATGATGCAAAAGTAACAAAGTTAGACGACAAAACAAAAATTAAAGTTAAAATAGATTACTAATTATAAGGAAATAACAATGACAGCGAAGACAATAGAAGAAATTTACTACGAAATGGAAAAGCGTGGACAAATTGCTCCGGTTGGAGAATGTATTTATTGCGACCGAGAAAGGGCAAAAGGAAACATAGTATTTCCGTCGCACGAAGCTTTTTCTTTTTGTAGGTCTTATCCGGGTGGTAGAAATCATTGCACTTGCGATACTTGTTTCTGAAAGGAAAAACAATGGCAATTTGCAAATATTGTAACTCTGAATTTTCAGATGAGCGTTTAGAAGCTGGTTACGATTATTGTATGGTTGGAGATTGTGCTAACAAAGGACTTGCTGAAAAGACAGCAGAGTTCAGAAAAATCTACATTCCAGCTTTACTTCATAAGTGTAATTACTTTTGGACTAGACGAGATCAATTGCAATTACTTAATGTTCGGTCTGATTTATTGGCTGGGCATGGTGATATAAATGATATTAGAAAAGACCCTTGCAAAAAGGAAAACAACAACAATGAGTAAAAAACCAACCTTACAAGAAGCAGCCGTTCTTTCATTAACACTTGAAAGATTGATTGATCAAATCCGTGAAAATGGAAGTTCCGAGTTGCTTAAAAAAGATGAAATTGATCAAATTGTTCAACTCAGCAAGAAGCTGACTTATGAATTGGGCTGGGCAGTCTTCAATGATCGCGCCAGAAGATCAGATGAATCTTAATAATTTGATCAATGACACAATTAAAGAATTGTGCATAAAACAAGTTCATTTTCTCTTGGATTATCCAAAAAGAGAAAATATAGTGGTTTATGATTGGGCTTTAGATATAGAGCATAACCAAGATTTTGCCATTTGGGAATTGGAATATTTAGGAAAACTTTAGAAAGGAATGACAATGTACGCAACTGAAGAATGCACTTGTGAAAGAGATCACAAAGAAAAGTTCATCTGTGATTTTTGTTTTGATGAATTCAAATCAGAATTTGAATGGTTAATGAATTCTGTCGTAGATGAGAACGGAGAAAGATTTCGGGATGAAACTGAAATGCTTTGTGTCAAAGCAAGGCGTTCAGTTAGAGATATCCAAAAATACTTGAAATCTCTTATGAATAAAGGACTTATTAGTCACGAAAGAGTTGATGAAATGAACGCAAATCTGAATGAAATTAATTTTCTTCTTTTCTGGACGGATATGCTTGATCGTGGCGTATAAGTGTATAAATTGTGAAGCGGTTTATGATGAAGAACCGGAAGAAAGAATCTGTACAATTTGCTATGAGCAAAGTGTTGTAAAAGAAAGAGATGAAAGGGTTAACTAATGACATTTCTTTGTGAAATGTGCTGTGCTGTTTTAGAAGATGACATTTCATTTTGTGATGATTGTTTTAGAACTATGCCGGAAGACAAATGGGTAAATGTAAATTTTCTAACTGCAAAATGGGAAAGTGACAATGGAAATAGATTATATGTATCTTGGTCCAACGCCTTGTGATGAAACTTGTGCTCAAGTTGGACAAGATGGTTATAGATCATTAGCAATAAAAGAAATGAATGCTTATATTGCTCAACTGTATCGGACATTTGCTGATGTTGATCAATTCAATGTTAGTTTTAAAATTAAATGGGAAACCCATGATTTTGGAACCTATGGAGAAGTGATTGCTGTTTATGATGCTGCAGATCAAGAATCAACAAGAAAAGCTTTAGACATTGAATGGCGACTCCCTGAAAAATGGGATGATGAAGCTCTAAAAGAAATAGGAAAGGAAAATCAATGAGATTCTGTGGAGAAATCCTCTACAATAAGGGATTGGATAACGAAGACTTGGTGCATTCCGATATCTGTCACAATTGCAATCCGAAATCAGATCCGAATAAGGAGATGAGCAGCAATTACAGAGAGTTTTTGCATGCTGCTTTGGATGAGTGGTTGGACAACGCAAACGGAACCGGTGCGTTTTGGCTTGGAGATCCGCAATACTTCTTGGATTGGGAAAAAGATAATGATTGAAATAGAGAAAATCCCAGATTACGCTCGTCATGCTTTACAAAAGCCTGACTATTTTTCTTATTGGGGTTCTGACGATATGTTTGTCACTTGGGGTTTTACCGGAATTGATCGTTACGGAAATTCTAGTTTAGTTGACCTTTCTAATTTTGAAGTCATCAGCAAAGATTTAATGGATCGTTTTCCTGATGATTTTAGAATAGAGTGCTATCGTCATTGGGCTGTTGGTCATGTTAATCGTTTAGTTTGTCATATTCTACATAGTGAACGAAATGGTTTTGTTAATGAAAACATTACCGAAGCTTTTAAGGCTGTAATAGATTGGCATAATAATCTATTAATGTATCCAATTGCAGATGAGTCGCATTATTATGATATAGAATTTGAAGCAATTCAAGAAAGTTTTAATCAATTACCAGCGTATTTATTGGAAATGATTGATACTTCTGACCCAGAGTGGGTGTTCAAAGTTTATAGTGAACTTGTTAATTATATGAATGTTGAAATTGTACCAGACGCAGATTTGTGGCCAAAAGATGGAGAAATCTTAGAAGCCGTTTATCATGCAAACCTGTTTAATGAAGAAAAAACAGAGGAGTGGGATAAGTGGTGCAATGATAGAAATTGGGCAACAATCAAATTTAAAAAAATCAATAACAATCTAAACCAACTTAAACTATTTGAGGAAAGCAATGATAATTAAAACAGACAGAGACATCTTTGAAGTTGTCGCAAATCATTTGTTGAGACAAAGGTGTAGATCAATGCAGGAATACTTTTATCTTGACGGGAAAAAAGCATTAAGTTGTGCCTATCGCGGTAAAGAAAATACAAAATGTGCTATAGGTGCTATCATATCTGATCAATTTTATGATTCATCTTTTGAGCGCAAAGGTTGTGATGATGCGGATATTTTTAATGCAATATTGTTGAGCAATCCAGACTGGGAAGTGAGTAATTCATCACACCGTCTTTTATCTGAACTTCAAAATCTGCATGATTCAGAACTTCCTTTTTCTTGGGAATATTTTCTTGGCAGATTTAAATTTTCTGCAGAAGGCCATTTTTTAAATAACATCTGGAGATATTAAGATCAAAAATAAATAAACATACTTACAATTAAAAAATAATTTAACTTATAAAAATAATTATCAAAGAAAGAAAAAACAATGAACAAAAAAGCAATGCTTGAAATTGCAGATCTGATTCAAAGATCAGATGCAAAGAGTTTTCATATGGGAAGTTGGTTTGGTAGAAATACTGAATTTGACGATCTTGACGATGATGCTCAATATGAAATGGAAGGTTTAGGTTTCGGTCCAGGTGATAAAGTAAATGTCTCCACTTATTCTTCTTGGCTAAACATGGAGGATATTGTTGATCAAGATTTCCAGAATAGCTTGAAGTGTGATACTACGGCATGTATTGCTGGTTGGGCTGTGTTTAATGCTTGGCTGCAAGACAAGGATAGGAAATTTGGTCAGGTTCAGACTGAAGCATCAGAAATTCTTGATCTATCCTGGCTTGAATCAAAAAGACTTTTCTTTTGCGAAGAGGGTTCAATTTGGGATGAAGTTGCACATGAATATGAATTTGATTATGACAGAGATCATCCAGAAACTTGGGATTTGCCTAATATTATGGTGGCTAGCGTTCTGAGAAGAATTGCAAATGGTGACCTAAAACTTCATGAAGAGTATGTGGATGACGAAGAGTGTGAGGATGACGATGCCGAATTGGTGTGAAAATCACTTGTCCATTTATGGACCAGATGATGATATGCAAAATATTTTGGATGTCATTAGGATTGGGGAAGATGACTATATGCTTTTAGAATCCCTTTATCCGACCCCTATAGAATTGATGATAGGTGATGCCTCAATAATTCCAGACGAAAAACAACTTGACAATCTAACAAATTATGGATACAAAAGCTGGTATGACTGGAGAATTGCTAAATGGGGCTGTAAGTGGCCAGAATCTGATTTATCTGTAGGTCAAGATTATACCAACAATGGTGATGGAACATCAGTAATTGCTTTTAATTTTGATACTCCTTGGGCACCGCCTATTGAAGCATTTGATAAAATTAGCCAAGACTATCCAAATTTATTGTTTTGCCTTTATTACGAAGAGCCAGGTATGGGGTTTTGTGGTTCAGATGTTTGGGCAAAAGGAGAAAAGCAACAATCAGAGTCGGGAGATCTAATAAGCAAGTATTTTGATGAACAACATCTATATGAAGAGTACATTGGAAACAACTAAGGAAATAAAACAATGACTATTAATGAAAAAATTCTTACAGAAATCCATGGCGTTTTGCCAAGTAAAGAAAAAATGGAAGCAGCTGAATTTTACGGCATTACGTATCTTGATGATGGACTTACATTTAAAAAATTGGCTCAACATCCTGACATTTATTCAATGATTGATAACCTCCAACAAGATCGAATTATGAATATCAGTAATTATGATTATTATGCAGTTATCACAACTGGTTGGGCAGCACCTTTAGATGAAAATGGTGAGGTTAAAAATAGACCATCTGTTGACCCTCAAAGACGAAGGGTCAGATTGATTATAACTGTTGATGTGAATGATAAAGATATTGCGAGTGTTATTGAGTTTTCTGACGACCCCGACAATCTTCTTTTTGATCATGATAATGCAACTGGTCCTCTTAAGGATGCTATTAGAAATTTGCTTTTATAAAATGTTTAATTTTGAAGATTTTGAGGAAGACGGTTTATTTTATCAAAACAGGTTCTTTGACGAAAAAGTGGATATGGGTAATTTTCCCTCATCGCTTATGATGATCACTAATGCGTTGAAAAATATTGATTATGATTCCACTCTAAAAGGTGGTCATCATCTGATGATGAAAATTTTCAACATGACTGGTCTTGAGTTTAACGATTCAAACGAGGAGGCATTGAATATCATTATGGGTCTTGTTTCACATGTTTTTGCTTTGCTTATGACCTGTGATAACAAAGAATCGTATTTTAATTATTTTGACAATGTAATAATTAGACCAATGATTGGAGACAATATTGACTGACCAATGGCAAGATAGAGCAGAATGTAAAAGCACTAATATTCTTTTTTTCTATTCAGAAACTGGCGACAGCAAACTGAACCGAAAGAATGAAGCAATGGCAAAAATGTTTTGTAGTAAGTGTCAAGTTGCTGCAGAGTGTTTGCATTATGCAATTGAGAACGATGAGGCATTCGGTATTTGGGGTTCATTCTCTACTAAAGAACGCTACGCATTAACAAATCTTTATCCAGTAGAAGAGTTCAGCATTGATCTCTGCAAAATGCTGGTGAATAAAGAAATCAAATCAATCAAAGCACAAATCCTAATCAAAAATCACGGAGGCTAATATGGCTACCAAAAAGGCAAATAAAAACCAAGAGTTGTCCTTTGACAACACAACAACACCGAAAGAAGTGAATGCAAACCTCATTGTTCCGGTTATCAGACAAAAAACCAATACTGTCATTAACCGGAGCAAATCTATTGGAAATGAGTCCACTCTCTCTTCAGAGATTTTGGTGAAAGATCTTGTTTTGGATCTTTCATACCAGAGATATCCCAATGAAACAAAAGTTAACAAGATTGTCAAGAATTTTGATAAGGGTGCCCTTGGTGTTATCATTTGCTCAGCTAGAGAAGATGGCACTATCGTTATTCTTGACGGTGGCCATCGCATTGCTGCAATGAGAATGATGAAGCTTGACGACCAATTTGTTGATTGCCTAGTTTATTTCGGACTCACTATCCCTGAGGAAGCAAATCTTTTTAACTTGATCAATGACAATCGGACCAAGCCAAAGACACAAGATTTGTTTAAGGCAAAAGTTGTTGCACATGATTCAAGCGCAGTTGAAATTGATAAGATTTTCAAAAAGCACAATCTTTCTACTTCAAATCAGGCAGGTGCTAACCTTATTAGAGCAGTTGGCACTGTCAGTAATTTGTATAAGAAAAACGGCTCTACAAATGTTGATAAGACAATTGAAATTCTAAAACTTGCTTTTGGCAATCATTCCTCATCGTTTACTGATTTTGCTCTTGTTTCTGTTTCCAATATGGTTAGCATTTATCCCAATATGGATAGGAATAGACTGATTAATGCTTTGAAGTTGTTTGGAAGCATTAGTCATTGGTCAAACAGTGGCTCTATTGTTTCAAATCAGCTTAAGGTGAAAGATCGTTCTATTGGAATGGCAATCGTTGCAATTCGTGATTACAACAAGAAGTTAAAGACCAATCGCCTTGATGAAAAGATTTTGTGGTGAATATGAGTAACTATCCGCCAGGTGTTACTGGCAATGAATATGAGATTGCTGGACCCGATGCAGAATGGTATGACGACAGTTGGATTTGTAAAAATCAAATTCAGGAAGTACAATTGCCATTGGATGTTTTTAAAAAGATTGAATACTTTCTATCATCATATACAGATGAAGTTAGATATGAAATTATATCTAAAAATCTCGCTTCTCATTTAGCTAGATTAAGAAATGAGATTATTAATGCAACCAAAGGAGAGCCAACTATTATTTCATATACTTGCAATAACATTGGTGCAGAAAAACAATCTTATCGTGGAGAAATCTGGTGGCAGTGTGATCAATGTGGTGAAGAATATCAAGATTGGATAGATGATCGTGACTGAAGAAAAAGCAAGTTGTGCTGCTCGTATTTACGATGAGCTTGCTGAAAGAGAAACTCAAATTGAAGAGTTATCTGAGCGCTGGCTAAAAAAAGATGATGAAGATGCTTTGGATGAACTTAACAGTTTGCCACTAGATATTAATTCAAAAAAAGTAATTACAATTCTATTGTCAACTGGTGGCCCAGCAGATTGGGTAGAAGTTTGGTGTGATGATTCAGAAATTTTAGAAATGTACTATCATTTTTCAGATTGGTTTGATCATGCTAAAAGAAAAATATCAGAAACATCACCTCTCTATAACTGGTGTGAATCATTATTAGAACAAGGATACCTGTAATGGAAATTACAACCAACGCAAAGTTAACTATTGATGTTGACATTGATGATCTTGCTACCAAGATCTTTGAAACAGATAGCAACCACAGCGAAATTGAAAACTGGGTTGAATCAAACCTTGACAGTTACATTGAGTCTTGGTTCCGTAATAATTTTGATATATCAGATTATTCAAACGATCTTGATGTTGATTATCTTTACGAAGCACGGAGGCTGTTGGAAATGTATAGCCCAGGAAATGCTTGTCGTACTGGCGAAGCTTTTACTGAGGCTATTGAGTCGGGTTTCAAATATCTCGTTGATGAATCAAGGATAAACTTGACCTCGCTTACTAAGGCGGAGTTGTCTTATCTTGTCAAAACAGAAATCAGTGATTCGGTTAAACTTGTTCTTGATCAAGAGTTCAAAAACTTGAAGGATAAGATCAAGCCAATTTTACAAGAGATGATCGCGGAGTCTTTTGGTCTCGCTGTTCCTGCAAATAATCCTGCTCTTGGCAATAATCCAGAAGCAATAATTTAATTTACAAACAATAACAATGATGCGGGGAGGCAGGAAACTGCCTCCCCGCGTCGTAATGAAAGGTAATATCATATGTATATTAAAATTACAAATCAATGTCAAAATGTTAATCGTTTGAAGTTGGAGAAACTTGGTTTTTCTACTAAAAGAGATGATGCCTCAACAATTGGTCAATTTGGTTCAGGTATTAAGTTTGCTCCAATTTCAGCACTTAGGAAAGGCATTCCTTTTGTCTTTACTGGCTCTGATGATAAGGGGCCGTATATTTTGCGCTATACAGTAAAAGACGAGGATGGTATCCCGTCTATTTACTATGAATATGAAAATTATGAAAAGCCTTCTTCTTTTACTGTGGAAGCGGGTTCTCTTTCTTGGGAAACTGAATATCAGATTTACCGAGAAGTTATCGCCAATGCAATAGACGAATCCAAATTGTCCAATACTGATTGGACAGTTTGTTTGGTTAATGATGATCAAATTAATTCAATTCCTGGTGAGTTTTCTGTTTTTATTGGAGCAACACTTGAAATGCTGGAAATCCACCATAATTTTGACCGTTATTTTTCGGTGAATAGAACGCCTATTTACGAAGATTACTGGCAAGGTCATAAAATTAAACTCTATGAACCATTGGATGATTCAATAAGAGTTTATTGTAAGGGCATGTTGGTTTATTCTTCTGCAAATACAGCTGCTGCTTGGTCAGGTGCTCCATTACAAGGTATTTTTGATTACGAATTAGATAATCTTAAACTTAATGAAGAGCGCAAAGTCAACTCTGAGTATGACATGAATGTTTCAATTATGAGAACTCTCGCCAATCTTAAAGATTCTGAGCATATTCAGAGAGTCCTTGATTTGTTTGTTGAGAATCCAGATGATGTGGAGACTTATTACGAATTAGTCAATATTCCAAACTATGTTGTTGTTGCGGGTAGTGCAGTTTGGAATGGTTTTAATGACTCCAAAAGCAATATTTGGAATAGTTGTTTTGAAAGCACTCATGGCAAATCTGTCATAACCTCAGAAGAGTTGGCTACAATTAACCATTGTGAGTTTATTAGGTCAAAAGGCTACTCCCCAGCGGTTGTTTATACAGAATCTGCATATAACTTCTTGGAAAAGACTGGCATTCCAACAGCAAAAAATCTTTTTGACGAAAGCTTTATTTATAAGTGGTCAAAAGGTTTTGCTTCTTATCCACAAATTGCACAGGCTGCAAATATTTTACAAGAAATTTACGGAGAGCAGTTTGAAACAATTCTTCCTTCTATTTGCACCTTTGTAGATGAAGAACAAGAGTCTATGGCTCTAGGTATGACAACCTGTATTCAAAATGATGAAACTGGAAAGAAAGAGAAGTTAATTTTTCTCAACACAGATGTTGAGAATTCTTCTATCCAAGAAATTATTGCAGTTATTGTCCACGAATGGGATCATTTTACATCCAGCATTGGTGATGGAAATTACGAGGGCAGGATGTTTAGAAATTTAGCAGACGATAGAATTGGTGAATTGATCTACAGACTTTGGCTCTCTAACAAGGAAGGAAACTGACAAATTTTACTCAGGAATCAAAGTTAATAAGACTCAACTATGGTAGCATTTCACAACCTATAAGGAGGTTGAAAATGCTACAAGTATCAACGCTAAGCAAAATTTTTACTGTTTGTGCAATAATAATATTGTTCCCAATAGCAATTATTGTATTCCTTGCTTTATTTATGTTTGCGATAAGCGGTAAATAATGCCAAAATATGAAAATTATTTTGTAGTGGAGTTTCGTTTTCCAGTAATAATAGAAGATGTTTCATCTGTAGCAGAGGCAGTTTCTAAAGCTAATAGAATATGTGAAAGAGTTCACGGTTTTAAGCCAACAAACTGGTTTGCAAGAATTTTTGAATATTCAACAAGAAGCAAATCACCAGGGTTATCAAAAGAATATTTTTATAATCCAAACTCTTCTACCTATAGAGAAATTGTAAAGAATATTAATTTATTTAATGAATTAAATCATCACAATTTATCTATTGAGGATCTTCATGATTATGAAACTTTGATTAGTAAAGTCAGCATAGGCGATGAGTACAAAATTGACATCAACAAGAATGAACATGGAGATTCAGCGTAAAGTAATTTGTGCTGGTTGTAATAACAAGTTTTTTGCTAACAAAACAGTTTTTTATAGAAATAAAAGATGGTGTGGTAATGACTTGTGCAAAATTACAATTGATAATAAAGTTAAACATTCCAATTATAAAAAAGCACAAAAGAAAATCAAAAAGGGTACTTTTAGACATGGTGTTGATCCAATAACCAGAGAAAGAATCAAGGTTCGTGACAATAATGTTTGTCAAAGTTGCTTGACTAAATCTGGTTATTCTAGGTTTCAAGTTCATCACATAATACCTGTTGCAAATGGTGGCGATGATGATGATTCAAACCTAATTTTGCTTTGTATGAATTGTCATAACAAAGTCCATCAAACTGGATGGGAAAACTACACAGAACAATTTTTTAACTATACTGGCCGGGATACAATCTTGTAAGTAAAAGTTAAAACGGGTATGTAGCCCAACGGCAGAGGCAAAAGACTTAAAATCTTTAAAGTATGGGTTCGAATCCCATTATACCCACAACATAAGTAACAACAGAAAGGTAAAAATATGGGTTACTATGTCAACACAGCTGAAACTAAAATCTTTTTGGATAAAAAGCATTTTAATTCTGTCTACGAAAGAATGTGTGAACTGAACGATCATGATGATTTAAAGCGAGGTGGTAGGCATCCTAAAACTGAAGAGTATACTACTCGCTATAATCCAAATGTTTGGTTCTCTTGGATGGATTATAACTACCCAGAAACTTGTAGCGATATGTTTGCAATCCTTACTGCGCTTGGATTTGAGTATCGTCTTGATATAGATGGCAATCTTGTTGATCTTATATATTCTGACAAAATCGGTAACGAAGATTATTTTTTGACTTGTTTTTCGGGGTACATTGAACCTGGCTCTTACATTACTTACCAAGGTGAAGATGGCACTTACTGGAGATATGTCTTTACTGACAAAGATATGGTTTATCAGAACGGTTATGTTGAAGTTAATTTTGTTGATGAGTACACTCATGAGTTTGGAAAACCATCTCCGGTTGATACACTTCTTCAACAAGAAATTGAAAATTTAAAAATCTATTTAGAGGGGGAAATTGACGAAACTGCTGAGTAATATTTCCGTGTCCTGTCCTATAAAATCAATAACAGAAAAGATACAACTATGAAACCATTAAAAATTCTTAAATCAACAACAATCCTATCAGCCTTTATTGGTCTTGTTCTTAGCATCTCGCTTTTCTTTGGCGGTGATACTGAATTAGACAAGCTCAATGGAATATATGTTGGTATTTGGGTACCTTCTATTCTTGCTCTTGGCTCTTTTATGATAGCGCTTAAAGATAGAGATTGGTGATTGTGTCTGAAACAACTTTGTTTTGCCTTGGAGCGGTAATTTTTCTTATTGCGTTCACAGGAGCAATCTTATATGGAATGTCCGCTACTGAACAGGAATATTTAAAGCAAACAAAACCACAAACCAAAAAGGCTTGGCAAGTTTCTTTAAATGGAATGATTACAAATTCAGATAAAGCTAGCACGAAATGAGCATTTATTACGTAGTTGACATAGGAGATCAGTTTGTTCTTTATTCTGGATCGCTTGAAAATTGCAAGCAATTCATGGATGAGAACTATGGTGGTCTGCAGATTCTTAAATACTCTGAATTAACTGATCAAATGATTCTTAATGATGCAAGAGTAACAATGGACCCATTTGAAATTGAAAAACAATCTTTTCATTGTCTTAGTAAAAGAATTCAACTTATTAGCACCAATGATGAATATACCAAACTTCAGTATGGTGATCTTGGTACAATAGATTATATAGATGATACTGGTACAGTATTTGTCACCTGGGATGATGGATCTAAATTAGGTCTCATTCCAGGCGTTGACAGATGGAAAATTATTCATGATTAGTTATGCAAATTTTCACAATTATGAGGAACACTAAATGAATAGAGACACTCACGATATAGAGGCTTATGAGAAAGAACTGGCTGAAGAACTTAAAGGTACAAATATTCAACCAGCTCTTTTAATTAAACTAATGATGGAGTCTGAACCTTGTTTATTTTCCAATAATTCTGAACCTGTACCTGTTCAAAATAAACCTATTATCTTGCAAAATCCAATCTGGCGAGAAGAGTAGTTAGGGGAAAGTCTAAGTTGTTAGTTATCTCACAAATAGCATGAGTGTCTGGGGAGATCCCAGAACGGACTGCTTTCAGTCCATAGAAACACTATTTGTAAAAACTAACTGCAATACACAACTAGCTAATAGCCTGTAGCTTTGACTTGTGTATAAGATTTTGGCTTATACGGTAGATGACTGTGAACCCGTAATATAAGAAATTATATTAATCCGACAATATATACGACGGTTCTTACAAGTAGTATATATTGTCCAGTTAGATCTTTTTGTAGGGGAATGCGTGTCTAAAGGCCTAAAGCTTTGATGGTGAAGCAACAGACTTTTAATCTGTGGAGTAGGGTTCGATTCCCTATAGGCCTACTATTGCGTATTCAAAATGCGCTAAGAATAAAAATAAATCAACGGGCGTGAGGTTAATCATAATGATCAAATTTATAATGGGTTATGGAGCAATTACAATAATAACGATTATCGCCTCTCACTTGCTTGCCCAAAGAGGTGAGTGAAAATGAGAGAATTATTCTTGATAACTGTATTATCTGCGATAGGTTTACTTTTATTATACCTGAACGGGTGATATAATTGGATCATGGAAATCCGGCCATTCAAAGAGTATCAAGATGTTCTTTTTACAGATTATATAATGCAACTTTTCAATGCTCACTGTTCCGAAAACAGTCAAGAGATGATAACTTTCCTTATCTCATCCCTAGAAGATGACGCTAAAAATCCGGTTTTCCTGCCAGGTTTGGTTTATGGAAGTATGATTCATATGTTTTTAATGATGCAAGAAATTGCACAAGAAAAAGGTGTTCCGATGGGAGAAGCAATAGATGAGTATGTTTCAAAGTACAGCGAAAAAAGAATCAACTTGGCGAAGATGCTTGGCAATAGACCTGAATATGCTAGTGATCTGATTGCTAGTCTTCCAGAGGAAGATTTAGAGTTCTAATAAACTAGCCGCATGGGTGAGCTGGTTGAACACAGATGTCTTATAAACATCCATTGATGGGTTCAATTCCCATATGCGGTACCAGTTAAGATCTGATATAATTATAATTATGTATTTGGAGGTGATGCCTATAAGAGTAATCTTGTGGAACAAGTAGCATTATTAATGTGCAGTGATCTTGTTTCGCAACCTTAGCAGTATGCTAATACGGAAATGTTATGTAGTTTGTAGGCTATATTAATGTTCCGTAAAACCAATAGTTTTAAGGAGCGAAAAATGAAAACTAAACATCTTATATTAAGATTTTTACTTTTAACCGTTCTCACGAACGGCTATTTTTATTATCAGCCAGTTCCTGTTGAGGCTGAAACAAATACACAGGAAATTAAAATTAATAATAACGTCCCTGCTTTTAGTGAGCGGGGAAAACCCAGAGCATTGAATTTGTATTGGCATAGGATGGCCCAATGCGAAACAGGTGGTGACTGGAAAGACAAAGGAAAATGGTCCGGTGGATTGGGCATATATACTCAGACATGGATTAACTTTGGCGGATTAGAGTTCGCTAAAAAGCCAGAATTAGCAACGGTTGAAGAGCAAATTACTGTTGCAAACAGGATATCAACTCAGGGATATCAAACTAAAAATGAATTTATAACTCTTAAAGACAAGTTAACTAAAAAACCTTTCTTTAGAGATGCTGTTGGTTTTGGTGGCTGGGGATGTAAAAAGAATGTAGGGAACCCAGTTCTTTTTAAGAAATTTCCTACAAAGATCTTATTTAGAGAATATAAACTTGGAGATAAAAACAAATACGTTTATCAAATACAGAAAATTATAGGCGTAGGTGTTGACGGTTATTTTGGACCGGTCACTGATAAATACTATAACAAGTTTTTCACTAAATATCGACATGTTATTATGGCTGAATATAGAAAGTATAATCCTTTCCAAATACCTTCTATTGAAACGCCATAATGATACAGGTTTGATTAGAGCCTGTTAATTAATAAACCTTACCGGTTGAGGTTATCTCATATCTTGCATATGTATGAGCAAAGTCTAATTAATATGCACCACGGGAATGTATGCCGGAGTATATAGTACGACTATCAGTCTTCTTTTGTTGTCTAGGGTAAGTTGATAACTGTTAGTCTAAAGACTGTATAGTGAGTTCGACTCTCACCATTCCCACTAAACAAGGAGAGCAAATGAATAATGAAGAAATTATAGAGTTAGCAATAATAATTAACAAAACAGACTGGCAATATCATCAAAGCGACGACTATCGTGTTTTTCTAAATGGAGAGAAGCAGGTTAAACAAACAGTAGAAATGATTCAGCAATATGAATGGAATGAAATAAATTATAATAAATTGCTAACCGCATTTTTCAATATTACATCTCAAAGTTTTTATAGCAAATCGGTACCTGACGGATTTCGTAGGTATTGGACTGAAAAGCTAAGCGAACTGACAGGAATAATCACAACTGAATAAATTTCAGAAAGAGAAAAAATGACAACAGAGAAACAAAAAAAGTTTTATCAATGTGTTGAGGATTTAACAAATCCTTTATCGCAACTTTTAAAAACTTATGAAGAATTAGATTTTGATTCTAACTTAGATACATCTGAAAAATATCCTTTTGGTATAAGCTATGATGAATGGTTTGAAGAGTTTTTAACATGGAAAAACAATCTTTATGAAAAATGGATATGTGGAATAACTAGATATAGTCCAACAATCACTGTTGGAGAATTAAAAAAGGTGATTGCAGATCTTCCTGATAGTACGCAAATTACTGTTCAAGACAAAGGTTGGTGGTTGAATATAACTCAATGTCAAAAACCAATTGATGACAGTTTATATACATTCACCTTAAATTTTTCCTTATCAAATACTTTTGATACAAGACAGATATAGGAAATCATATGGCAATGTTTCATCGTACAGATAATTTAGACGACAAAGGAGCAATGGATTGGATAGCACAAATTCTTAGACAAGAAGAAATAGATAATGAAGACTGGGCATTGATAATGAAAATAGTTCAATGGTCCGGTAGAAGCACAGATATTGAAGAAATTGAGGATAATGATGAATAAAGAAAGAATGCTGCAATTAGCAAATAGAATTGAAAACGCAAGCCCAGAAAATTTTCACATGGGTGCTTGGTTTGGAAGAGTTCTTGAAGAAGACGAAACATATGAACTTCAAGAAGAATTTCCAATCAATGCTGATCAAATTTATGCAGAAGCATCATTGGCTGATACTTTAGACGAAATTTGTGACGCTAATTTAGAAAAATTGAATTGTGGCACAACTGCTTGCCTTGCAGGTTGGGCTGTGCTTGATGCATATTTTTCACAATCAACAGATAAAATTGTTGAGCCTCGCACAAAATGGAATGGTTACTATTATGCAGAAGCACCATTGGCTGATGATTTAGGAGAACTTAATTCAATTATTAACTCTGGCTGGATGAGAAATTGGGCTAAAGATTATCTTGGTTTGGCTGAAGCAGAAGCACAGGATTTATTCTATTGTACAGATCGTTCCGTTTGGGATCGGGTTAAACTTGAGTATGGTTTGAATTTTAATTCAACTTTGAACGCAACTTGGTCAATTCATCCCAAAGTTGTAGCAGATGTATTGAGAAGAATTGTTAACGGAGAAATTGTTTTAAATAGAATACATGAGGCTTCGGACGAGGAATAATGTCAAGCACAGATTCTTATAAGGAAAACATGAAAGATTACCATATCGAAACAGATAAAGATGCGTATCAACACATAGTTAAATCTTTGACTGAGCAAGCCGCAAGGTCAACAGATGAAAATGGCGAATGCAGATACAGAGGTGGAAACAATTCTGTGTTTGAAAATTGTTATAACGAAGCTGAGAAACAATGTGAAAAAGATCATTTTTATTCAGATGAGGAAGAAAAATACGCAGTAATCTCTGATATTTACAGAGATTTGTGCCTTAGCGTTCCTTATAATTTGAAATGTGCAATTGGTCATCTTATTGATTCTACTCACTATACCCAGGAAATAGAAGGAGAAAGTGTTGGTAGTGTTGAAATTATTGAGGTAATTCAGAAATCAAATCCTAATTGGAAAATTAGTAGAAACTCTTTAATGTTTCTTAGGTTAATGCAACTTGTTCACGATACCTATCAGGTTGAAGATTGGCCAATGAAATTTGCTGCACTGCAAGATAGATTTGATGATAATGGTTCATTCGTCGTAGCCCATGATGAAACTTTGAATGAATTAATAGATGAAACTTTAGAAAGGAAAGAGTAACATATATGCCAAAGTTTAGCATAATAGTTACAGCAACTTATTTTGTTATTGGAAAAGATGTAACTGATGCTATAGATCAAGTTTACGAAGCAGCTCTCGGCAATAAGAAATTTTCAGACATTCTTGGTACTGGTGAAGTTGCATCTTTAATTCCCATTAATGGGCATCATAGAACAATTCAAGACGATTAGAAAAGAAAGATTATTAGATATGTCAATGTTTAGCGTAATAGTTCCATTTGAGATTACAAATGTATGTACATGTACTACATTTGATGAAGAAACAGACGAATCTGTTCCTTCAGAAGATTGTTTTGGTTGCTGGGAAGAAGCAATATTTGCTTTTACTGATATTACTTCTCAACTTTTTGACAAAAACGAGACAGGTTTTTGGAAAATCTCTAATTTGCGTTTATGGGATGGAAATCATAGTGGTTTTGTTCATGCACGCAAACCTATTGATTTGATCAGGGGAATGAGTGTCAAAAGCGAGTGGATAATGCGGGGATTTATTGAAGAAGATAGAATCACTTATTCTCTTAGTCATCATGATGCTCCAATGGGAAGCAATAGCACTGTTACTATAGTCACAGAAGAAGAAAGAGAAGAGTACGGGTTGTACTAATTAACTATGTTAATAAATAAAAAAGCAATCACTGTATCAGCAAGCGGTGATATTGAAGAAATAACAAGCACTTGGACTTCACAGGAAATGAATGAAGCAGTAGGTGGATTCTTTGATGTTGTGCGTTTTGGAAATCTCCGATTTGTTGCATATATAAATGATGAGGGTAAATTAATCGATTTGCCAGAAAATAAAATTGCAACAGCTTTGTGGTATGACTCAGGGGAAAAAATTCTTCTTGGGGATTATATTGCCGGTGATGTGGTTTTTATTGGTGATGTTGATGAAGAGGGTTATGATACTTCTGTTCCAAATACTTTGATACAACTTATTTTACAATATAAAGAAAAATTAAAACTGTAAGGAAACAATATGAATCGCTTTGACGATGCTGACGAGGCAACACAAATGCTTTATCTACAAATGGCATATGATGATTTGTACGAGGAAGGTCTTATTCCTCCGAGTGTTGCAAATGGAGACGAAGAAATTTGGTATTATTACAAGCCTGTTATGGACGCAGCTGAAAGAATGTATCGTTCTGATAATATCCTTTATGAAGAACCCAAGGAATAATTAAAAATAGAAAGGAAAATCAATGCCGCTAGTTTGGAATGCCGAAAGGGTTAAATATTTTAACGATAACCCCAACGAATTGTTCACAATCTACAATCAAGATACACCCGAAGAATACTCAGATTTAAATGCTATAACTAAATCTTTAGTATTCGGCAGTATGGCTGTTTGTATTGGTAATATTAAGTTTTCTACTGCAGCAGATTTTTATGCTCGTTGGAAGATTTTAGAAAAGTTTGAAAACACTTATCTTTATTACAAAGTGAAAGATTCAGATTTGGTTTATGTGTATTTGACACCTGAAGTTGTTATGCAACATCTTGGTCTTACAACAAACGCTTCCGAGCGTAAAAAGACAGACTGGATAAATTCAATGATCCGTAGTTGGAAAAATATAGAAGACCTAAAGCACTTGACCCCAGCAAATCTTGGAAAATTTCATAAGCAGTTTTCTAATGAATTTGAAGAGTCATTGCTATCAATTAAAAAGAAAGAGGAAATAAATGGCTAGTAAGAAGCCAGCAAAACCCATTGCTGGACAAAATAGGGATAAAGGACCAAAGTTGCTTGGTAAGGCAGCTTTATTTTATGGGTCTAAGGGGGCGAATCCTTTTGTTTGTGCAATGTGTAACAAAAGTTTTATTCGCGGTATCTTTTACGAAGAAAATAATTTGGGATACTGCACTAGGCGCTGTATTCCAAAGGAATCTCTGTGAGAAGTGTTGTTGATTTAAACAAAGAAGAAGTCAAGATTTTATTGTCTGGGTTGCATAATCTTATACTTGACGACCAATTGTTAGATTATTGGTTGTCTAAGAATGATAATGCAAGAAATACAATAGAAGTTTTAATAAATAAATTTGAAGAAACATTTAAGAATTGAGTAAAATATGATGAAAAGTAAAAAGGTAGCGCATCCAGTTGGCCTTAAGTGTACGAATGTGAGATGGCTTTCAGAAGAAGAAGCACTAAACGAAGGCTGGGATGATATTCGTTGGAATAATACAGCAGTATTAGAATTTAGTGATGGTAGCAAAGTTTATGCTTCTTGTGATCCTGAGGGTAATGGTCCAGGCTCTTTGTTTGGAATTACCAAAACGGGAAACGCTATCAGTATTACTCCTCTTGAGGAAGGAATGCTTGCTGATGGAGAAGGGTGATGCTCAAGAAAATTTAAAAACAGAGGCAAGACAACAACTTAAGCTTTTTCAAGCTAGTCTTAAACAACTAGACAGTACCCTGGAGGAATCAATAAATCTTTTGAGCGAAGAAGAGCGCAATCTTTTTAGCGCAAAGATCACACACTTTAGAAATAAATACAATTTTTTATACGAAAAAGCATCAAGACTTGGAGTAATTAATGATTGACAACATTTTTTTAAGTAAACAAAATATTGGGACTATCATTGTCGGTTTGGCTTGTTTTGCAAATGACCAAAAATTGCATGATTTTGCCATAACAAACGGTACATTCCGTGAGGGTGATCTTGATGATTTTATTGATACCTTACAACTTTTTATTTCTGACATAAAGGACGATGATGGTGCAATCTTGGTTAAAAAGATTAACTTTAACGATATTGATACTTGCCATGACAACACTGGTTATCCAATTTTATAAGTTATTTAAAAAAGAAATTAAGATTTACAAGCTTGGTGGCTTGTAAAATAAACCTAATATTTAATACCAATTATCCTAAGTACAATATATCAAATGTGTACACTTGTGTACACGGAAAGAAAACATGATGAACGATCAAGACATCTTTAAAATTGTGAAAGATCACCTCTTGCAGCAGAATGAAAAGTGCCTGAATGATGAATGGGGGTGCGGTTATCGCGGTAGCAAAAATAAAAAGTGTGCCGTAGGTGTTCTTATACACGATAATAATTACAGGGCATTTTTTGAGGGGGAGCCTTATGATAGAGATTACATTGTAGAAGCTATCCAGAAGAGTAATCCTGAGTGGGACATGGGTCCTACTTCTTTTAAAATGCTTGGGGATTTGCAATTCCTTCATGATTCCTATTTTCCAGAGGAATGGGAAAAGTATCTTGCTATGATGGTATTTGACGGTGATGGAAACTATTCAAAAGATAGAAGTTACAGGCTTACGTGATGGATGAGGAAGAAGAAATTCTAGAGAATATTGGTTGGCTTGTTACTTGCCCTGAGTGTAATAAGGATATTCCCTTAGAGGAATATCAATACGGGCATGACTGTGAATAATAGAAAAAAAGAGGAAATTATGAGCGGGAGCGTTACTTTTTATAGTGGCAAAGAGGTCAAATATACGGTGGCCGCTTTAAAATACTATTATAATAAGATCTCTCAGGACATTCCCTATATGGATCAAAATGATGTTACATGGCTGGAAATGGAATTGGATGTAATCCGCCAAGTGATTGACAATTTTGAATACGAATTCCCTTATTTAAAGGAAGACAAGGAATGATAGATAATAAGCAAGATTTATGCTGTGATATATCAGATATGGCAAACCCAATGTGCTGGGGTTGTTATGTTGTTTGGTATGAGCGGGAAAAAGAAAAATGGGATTGGGCTAATGAAGAGTTCTTTAGAGATATAGAGGAAGATCTCCAGGAGTCTTAGGAAGCCCTAAAACAAGAAGCAAATATTTAAAAGATATATGCTTCAAAAGTATTATAAAGAGACGACACGCACGACAATTTGCGTCAATATTTATTAATTACTATGGTGTACCCCCGAATCCATTGTAATTAAGCAAAGAAAGCCTTAGAAGTAAGAGAAATCTTATTTTTAAGGCTTTTTTTTGTGCCAAAAAGCGGTTAATTTTATTCTAAAACTTAATAAAAGTTGATTAAAATAGTCAACTTTTAATTAAAAACAAAAAAATTTTGCCTATTTTCCATTAAGTTTATTCTTATACCTCTTATATAGGTTGAATAGAGGGCTTTTAACCCGATTTTTAATATGAATTTGGGGAAGGCGGCTATATGAAGAGACTATTCCTATGCTCCTAACCCTATCTATATCCAGATCCATGAATTTTATTCTTGTTGAGTAAATTGAGGGGGGGTTTGAGTGACCTATTCACCCAGGCTATTAGGAGGGAATTTACCAAGGGAACTGGTGAGCCATTGGCACCCGCAAATCAATTAGGAAATGCAATTGAAAGGACAACGCGATGACTATGCGATTAGAAAATACTAAACATAATGGAAAGAATAAATTTAATTTAATTGGTGTGTTTAAGAAATGCATTTCTTAAACGACCACCAATTAAAAAAAGAGAATATATAAGGAGGGTCTAACCTTGCCAAGTAAGTATACTCAATTAGTATGAATATAAGGATAAAAGTATTGGCGTTCAAGATGCTTCAGCATCTTGAACGCCAACGATTTTGGACAAAAAAAAACTCCGCCGAAGCGGAGTCAAAAAACTTTCGTTTTTTATGAAGGTTCCTCAGCCTTCGGTGGTCTCAACCATTTCCACGACCATTTCGTGAGCGTCCGTCCACGAAATACTGATGCGGTGTCCCGGGAAGTTCAGTTCCTCAAACAATGACACAATGCGGTTGCGCCACTTTGCTTTTTGGGTCTGGATTTGCTTCTCCGTTGTCTTGGGAGTCACGGTCAAGAGTTCGGGAACACCGAAGCCTTCCCGTGTGCTCACCATTTCCCTCAGGTATTCCGTGAGGGTGGCGTTTGCGTACCGCTTGCGCCCCCGTTGGGAAGTCTTACCTTTCAGGTCGGACAGGTTGATTTTCTTTGGGTTGGTTCCGCTATTGCGGTCACCGGCATTGGTTGCCATGACTCCTACAATAGCACACCGGCACGAAAACGCACTCATTTTCTTATTAGGTCAGCCTAACATCGCTGGTGTTCAATTTAGCTAAAGCTATTGAACACCAGCTTCTCAAGTAAGTTAGGAAAATGTATTCAAGGGAAGAGAGCGTTGCCTTGTACGGATTGGCGTTCAAGATGCTTCAGCATCTTGAACGCCAACGATTTTGGACAAAAAAAAACCTCCCCCGAAGGGGAGGGTAAAAACCTTGCGGTTTTTCAGCGCCTTTCTACGCCTTGTTCCTGAGGGAGACGGTGACCTCGTGCTCCGAGGTCCACCCGACGGTGATCTCGCCCTTGTCCCTGCCGAGCGTGGAGGTCCACACCGACACGATGCGGTTGCGCCACTTGGCACGCTCGCGGTTCTGCGCCTTCACGCCCCGTGGGGTGCCCTTGCGCATGTCGTCGGTGACCTCGTAGGGAGCGTCCAGTCCGAAGCCCTCTCCGTCCTGCACCATCTCCGTGAGGTACTGGACCAACGCCTCGTCCGTGTAGGGCTTGCGCCCCCGTGGGGACACCGTGCCTTTCAGTTCGGAGAGGTTGATCTTCCTCGGCTTGCTGTGGTTGTTGTTGTTGTCCTCCGCCTTAGCGGTCGGCTCCGGCTTGTTTGCCATGCCCTTACAATAGCACACCGTCACAAAAACGCACTCTTTTTTTTATTAGGTGAACCTAACAAAGCTGGTGTTTAACTTCGCTAAAGCTCGTACACACCAGCTTACAGGGAGAAAGTGTATATTAAATATAAGAGTCTGGCCTGTCTGTATGAGTTGGCGTTTAAGTCAGTAAGCCGACCTGCACGCCAGCTGATGAAGTGAGAGAAACCGTATATTCAATTTAATGTGTTGATGTGACTGGATCGGTGGGGGTTCCCCCCCTCGCCCGAAGGCGAGGGGGGGGCAGGGGGCGTGTTCAGGACACGCTGTTGTCGTACCACTCCAGCACTTGGACCATCTGCCGGTAGCGCAACTTGGCGGCGTTCCGCTCTCGTTGGTTCTTGCCGATTTCCCGAGTGATCCGGGCGTGGTGCTTCTCCCATAGCAAGGCTGTCCTGGGGTCCTGGATCTCGTATGGGTGTTCAGCGAGCAGGGCTTCCAACGCCACCACCAGGGTCTCCAGTCCGGCGATGAGGTTGGTAAGTGTCCGGATCGCATCGTGCTTCGCCGGTAGCACTAGGTGCCACACTTCGCTTATTGTGGGAGGGTTGCTTGCGCTCACCCATCGCCCGTTGATTTTCACCTTGTTCATGGTGCCTTTCTGTCGGCGGGACCGTCCCGCCGACACACTTACAATAGCACACCGGCACAGAAACGCACTCAAAGAGACCGTTAGGTGCCCCTAACAGGCTGGCGTTTAAGTCAGTGAACTAACTCGCACGCCAGCTGATGAAGGAAGGCTGTATATTAAACATTATAGACAGACTGCCTAGACCGGTCGGGGTTCCCCCCCTCGCCCGAGGGAGAGGGGGGCGAGGGGGGGAGATCTTGGTCCGAGTGTTGGGGCTACTCGTTGCCCCAGTTGCAGTCGTTGTCGCACCACAACCACAACCAACGGTTGCGCTTCTCGTTCAGCCAACGGAAGTAGCAGTGGCGACACGGTTGGTGCGATCCTTTCAGCGCCCTGAATGTCGTTAGGTACCAATACACCCTAGCGAGTACGTTTCTCAGTCTGTTACTCATTGCTTTCCTTTCCGTCGGGGAGTCTCCCCGACATCTTTACAATAGCACACGAGCACAGAAACGCACTCAAAGAGACTGTTAGGCTAACCTAACGGACTGGCGTTTAAGTTTGTAAACTCACCCGCACGCCAGCTGCGTGTAGACAGAGAGATATATATATTAAATAAGTATAGATGTCTGTCTGAACGGATGGGGGTTCCCCCCGCCCGAGGGCGGGGGGAGGATTCAGTTCACCGTGTCGTGAGCACGAAGGTCGCTCCAGAGCGCACGGGCATAGCCTTGCGTCTGCTCTGAAACCTTCTCTCGGTGGAAAGGATCGTGGAGTGTCCCCCTGATGAGGTTAGCCACCCCGGGCCTCACCGAATACAGGGTGTTGAACCAATGCTGTCCGTACCGGATGTTGCCGTCATTGGGGAACGATGACTGGACGAGCCTCTCAAAGTCTTCGTAGGTCATCACTCCCCCTCCAGCAGTTCACGGGCATCCTCGGCTGTTCCGATCTCCAAGTCACCGCCGAGGTATCGTTTCTTCGGGCAACGAGCCTTGTGCGTGGACATCTTCTTGCTCGCACCGATGAATGTCACGGTGTCGTATGTGAATGTCCTGTCGCAGTACGGACAGGTCAATTGTATTGGCATGGTTTCCTTCCTGTCGGAGAGACCGTCCCTCCGACACACTTACAATAGCATAAGACCGTGGAAACGCACTCAATTTCATGTTAGGTTGCCCTAACGAACTGGTGTTTCAGTTTGTAAACCAACTTGCACACCAGCTTACAGGGAGAAAACGTATATTAAATCAACATGGATGTCTGCCTGAACCGGTGGGGGTTCCCCCCTCGCCCGAGGGCGAGGGGGGCGGGGGAGAGTGATGGCTCATTCGGTCAGTTGGGGGAGCGAGACATCTGACGCAGCCCGACTCTCCAGGTGGGAATGCCAGTCCTGACGAGCTCGCTGAACTCGTGCAGCAAGTCCTCGTAGGACCGCATTCCGTTCTTGAGGACGATCTCGGCATTGATGGCGTCCGCGACATCCTCCTTGTCCAGTTGGTCGCTCATCTCGCGGACGAGACCGAGCAGGCGGGACTGCCACTCGTCGAAGTCCTCCTCCGAGAATGGTGTGCCGGTGAAGTAGAGCCTACTGGTGATCACCACCAACACCTCCATGACCGCCGTTGAGTTGTAGCGCTTGCCCATGCTTTCCTTTCCGTCGTGGGGACCGTCCCCCCGACAGACTTACAATAGCACACGAGCACGAAAACGCACTCAAAGAGACCAGTTAGGCATACCTAATACGCTGGCGTTTAAGTCAGTGAACCAACTTGCACGCCAGCTGATAGAGAGAGACTGCGTATTAAATATCACAGACAGTATGTATAGATCGGTGGGGGTTCCCCCCGCCCGAGGGGGTTCGGGCGGGGGGAGATTTTCAGGACCACTTGACCATGACGTTCAGAGTCTGGGCGGTGTCCACGACACTCATCAGAGCATCGTAGAACGGGTCGCTGCTGGCACGGGGCAGGAGAGCGCCGAGGATGTCGGGGTGCATGAACCCAACCCAACTGCCGGGTCCGAGCCCCATTGCCCGGTGAATCCAGTCCCAGCGCCCCATCGTGATGTGGACCTCATGCCACTCCACTCCATGCGGATTGATGTACCACTCGTCCTCGCTGATGTAGAAGTAGTGCTGTCCTGCCTGGCACCATGCCGACTGGTCTGCATACCAGTCTTCGTAGTTGACCTCCACGGAGGCACCGCACTCGCAAGGCACGATCACCTTGTCCCTGCGTTGACGCTGGTAGTCCGGCTCAATGACGACGCCCATGATTTCCTTTCCGTCGAGGTACTTGGGGTTCTCCCGACACTCTTACAATAGCACATCGCCATAGAAACGCACTCAAAGAGACCGTTAGGCATACCTAACAAGGTTGGTGTTTAAGTCAGTGAACCAACTTGCACACCAACCGATGTGAAGTGATCCTTGTGTATACTCAATCTATAAGGAAGCACCGTCAGAACGGTGGGGGTTCCCCCCCTCGCCCGAGGGGGAGGGGGCGAGGGGGGGAGATTGTTGTCAGCAGTTGCAGTTGTCGATGAGCCAACCCTGGCAGTAGAGGTCCCAGTAATCCTTTCGGCTGATCCTTCCGGCTCGGAGGAGTTCCCCGGCGATGCCATGCGACCAGAGAGTGTAGTCGTCCTCGTCGATCAGCATTGCGAGATCGTGGAGGATCTCGTGTGTCCTGCGGATCTCGTTGATGATGTTCCTGCCCACCGCAATGGAGAGCATCGTGGTGCGCTGGTTGTACGGGTCGCCATCGTGGAAGCAGATCTTGGTCATGCAGTCCGTGAGTGCGGAGATGATTTCCCGCCCGTCCCTGAACGCTTGCTTGATCTCGCCCTCATCCATTGCCTCCGCATCGGCGGTCGGCTGGTTCGTGGTCATGGTGTTGTCCTTCCTGCCGAGGGTACTTGTGTTTCTCCCCGACACACTCACAATAGCACACCGGCACAGAAACGCACTCAAAGAGACCCGTTAGGCATACCTAACAGATTGGCGCTTAAGTTTGTAAACAAACGTGCACACCAACCGACGGGGAGAGAGAGACTGCATATTCAATATCTTAGACAGTCTGAATAGAACGGCGGGGGTTCCCCCCCTCGCCCGAGGGGGTTCGGGCGAGGGGGGGAGATTTGGTCACCGGTTCTTGATCTTTGTCTTGAACAGGAGTCCGGTCTTGGGCTGGCGACGCCATGTTCGGTCCAGCGATGCGTTGTGGCATTGGGAGCAGACACGATCTCTCTCGTACTGGTCTGCCATCTCGTGCCGGTAGTCCATGCGGATGTCGCAAGCCATCCACCCGAACAGGGCAAAGACGATCCCGAACAGACCGGACAGGATGAAAGCCCACCAGAAGTCCCAGAAATCGCCCCCCGCTTGCGCGGTGGCGGTGAGGCTCATGATAATGGGCGTCCACAGCAGGATGGCGATGAAGCCTGCTGATAGTGTTGCGAACCGCTCTCGCTGCTCGTCGTTGAATGGGCGTGGCGTAGCCATCGTGTGTGTCCTTTCGGTAGTGCGGAGCGGTTGCCCCGACACACTTACAATAGCACACGGGCACAGAAACGCACTCAATCCCATGTTAGGTCACCCTAACAGACTGGAGTACAAGTTTGTAAACAAACATGCACTCCAGCTGATTGACTCGGTAATCAGACCCTTTGTTGTAAGTATTAATATATAAAGTAACACTTCACGGATATGTACTCAATTTTGCAAAAATATTAAAATTTTTTGGTGTATGTCATACACCACATCACGCCATGGAGGGCGGGTCTTTTGGATCATTTTTGCGGGGAGGATTTTTCATAAGATTGCCAAAGATTTTTGTATAGACGGGCAAACCTTGCATTTTTGAGTTTGTATGAGAATGGCCGTATTTGTTCAAGTCTTCTCTCGTCGTCAACTTATTAAAGTTTGAAAGGTCGTGTCTTGGAATCGGGGATAGAAAATGCAGACCAATATCTTCATATTTCTGCGGGGCTTTCTTATCTTCTTCTAGATAATTCTTATACATATTTATCTTATTAGAGAAAGCAATGGAAGAATCTCCATTCTTATAAAGAATTGAATACATCCTTCTTTTTAAAAGGTAATGGTAAACCCTTCGGGGAAAAATGTATTTAATTGTTTTCAATGATAATTGCATTTTTAATCTCCTCTTCATGCGCTTTGGGGGATAGTATCATTTCCGCGCCACGGCTGGTCTTCGTTCGCAACGGGATTATAATAGCATGTGAAAATAAACACGACCGGACATTGAAACAAAATAATGTATGTTGTGGTTTTATATATTTATGAACTATCTTTTAACCGAACTTATTCTTCATTTCCGGTGACAATGCCGTAATGGTAGCTGTCATCATCTGATGTTACCCATTTGGCCGCATCTTCAACATCCCATTGCTGAGTATTAATAAGGCGATGAATTAAATTGGTTTTCTTGGTTGTATATGAAGGATCATATAGCCGAACCCGATTGTTTGGCTGGATGGCAAAATTACCATCATCCCTTATGATTACATGACCACATTTATGCTGACCGGGATTAGTGCTAAACCCGAGATTTGTTGTGTTGTCGTCAGGAGCATGCCAATCCAGGGTAAATAGATATTTTCCTTTTATAAAGTTTCCACTTCTTGAGACATATTCCATTCTCATATTCCGCATTGCCTGAAATTCAGTCACGGTGATATGGGGGCTAAAAGAGTTCCATAGGACCAGTTCATGGATGTCCACCTCTGGTACTTCTGGCTGGTCACAGAAGGCACTTATTGGCATTCTCCACCAAACACCCCCGTCTTCCATTAGAAAATGAAATAAGGGGCTCCTGCCCTGGATGGAGGCGACACCGAAGAGCATGCATGGCAAATATATGTCATGAGAGTCCTTTTGGTTTCTTAAATAATTTCCCCGAACATAACATTCAATCGGCGGAATATTTGCATTTAATTCTGGCATATCAATATTTTATATCAAGATTGGTTCGGGGAGAAGGACTTGAACCCTCAATCTCAGGACCAAAACCTGATGTGTTGCCAACTACACCATCCCCGATTGTTTTAATATTGCGCAACCTGTTGCAATCTTTGAATTTCAGCTTTTAAAGAATCAATTTGGGATTCCATAGATTTAATTTTTTCTTCTGCGGTTATCAATTTATAACGACAGTTAAGAAGGCGATCATATTCCTCTCTTAAGAGCTTGTTATGAGATTCTGACATCTGATATTTAACCTTATATAAATAACATTCTGCTGAGAATTTCTGGGCTGCTTTCCAGCCAAGATAACTTATTTTCTTTTTCATAGTATTGTCTTTCTGTATTTAAATAAAATGTTTAATAATTGATGCAGTTCCCAACATCACCCATAAAACATTAAAAAGAATAATCGTAGGCAGTGTCTTTACTGTAGAGGACCATATCAAAGCCAAACTTGAAATTATTGCAAAGATATATAGCCACCAAAACTGCTTGCCAAACAAAAGGCCTGGAAAGATGATCGTTATTTTAGTTGCAAAGCCCCAGGCCTCCACCTTATTTGCCGCCGTCCAGTAGTTTGATGAAATCATCGTTTTAATTGCACTAACGATATTATTAAATAATTTTTTCATATTGTCCGAACGGTAGGATTTGAACCTACGACCGCCTCCGTGTAAAGGAGATACTCTACCACTGAGTTACGCTCGGTTATGTTCAAACACATATTAACAGTCTGTGGAACTACCTATTAGTCTATTTCTGATTGTTTTTATCTTGTTTCCATAATCTTAAATTTTTTGAATATACAGCCATGTAGGCCAATGATCCCAAGATAAAACCATATGTTTTCGTTTGTAAAGCAAAGATGATCCATAGACATTCCATAACAATTAACCATAGAAATGCTTCCCATCGTTTTTTGCCAACAAAGTACATACCAGAAACACCCATGCATGCAAGCAGCCAAGACCATTGTAATTCTGTCATATAAATCTGTGGAGCCGGATGCAGGAGTTGAACCTGCGACCTACGCATTACAAGTGCGTTGCTCTGCCAACTGAGCTAATCCGGCGAGTAAACAACCTAAGCCCCAGTCGTTTGCATTTGCAGTGACGGTTCTGGGGCTTTTGGCTGTACTATAACGATCCCAGGTATAACGGCACGAAGCGCACCATGACACATTGGGTGTCAGATTCACTATACCTCTTTGTCTTTACTTTCGCTAGTTGTTGTGTAATAAACAATAGCCACTAAACATTTATAATAAAAATTATGTATTTTTTTAAAATATTTTTTTATCAAAACTGCTCCTGAACAAACATCTGAAACGGCGATCCTGTGTATGGATCAAATCTGGATGTAATTGATAAAGACTTTTGAGCAATCAGTTTGGCTTTTTGAACAGTTAAAACCTTTCCTCCGCTAAGTGCTTGCATTGCTCCCAGCGCATATGATGAACCAGTACCTATTGCATAAATTCCAGTTCTATCTGAAGTCCAAGAATAATCGCCTTCAATAATATAAACCGCACCATTTATAGCAACCAAGATTGTAGAAGCTTGCTCAGTCATGTGAGTCTTCTCTTCAGCAAGGTCTGGCATTGCGTATCCTGTGTTTTCAAAACAAACTTGCAAGTTGGGTATAAACTTCGTTGTTATAAATTGATCCAGCAGTTCTCCGCTGCCCCTAAACGCCGGGATCGGCGGGGTGAATGCATGGTGCAGTATGTTTATTGCACGAACATCACCCGCCGCGCCCAGCAAATAACGACCCTTTTGTGCAATTTTACAAGACCCTGTACCTAAAGTGGTTATTTGATAAGCCAACCCAGATTCATCAAAGGATGAAATCCTAGAGTCAGTACCAACTACACAATAATCTGGTCCTTGAACGGCAACAATAGTGGTCATTGTTTAACTTACTTATTTCTTTCCTCTTTGGGATCAAGAATCTGGAATTCGCCTCTCTTGACTTTCTTGAAATAAGATCTGTTCGCATTATAGAAATTATAAAATGTTGGTAAAGACATTCCAATTTCATCAGCCAATTCTTTTGGCGTAATAATCTTTCCAACATTTGCCGAAAGATACCCCTGAATCTTTTGAGCCTTAGGGCTTCTCTTTGTCTTAACAACAGGGTTGATATTTCTTATATCTAAGAAATCAAGCCAGTAGTTAACAAGATCCATGTCAATACTATAATACCGAGAAATTTCATTTAAGGTCTTACCGTCACGACATCCTATAATCACACAGTAGGCCGCTCTCCGTTCCTCCCCTTGACAATCGCTCGGGATTTTCTTTTCTAATTTTGCTACAACCTGTTCAGTAATCATATAAATCCTTTCTACTCAGGCGGTTCACAGTTTATCACTAGATGGCGCGTCGTGTTGCAATTTTTTAAAAAAAATGGGGCACCTCCGTTTCAATAATAATCTTACGAAATATTACTGACGGGGTGCCCCACAGAAATTATTTTTTCAAATGCCAATCAATATGATTATCTAATTTAACTTCAACATTTTTCATATCATCTTTAAGTTCATTAATTGAAGTATAAACTAAATTATGATCTTCTTTATTTTCTTTTCTAGACTTTTGAATTAAGGCAACTAAAACTGAAAATACTCCAGTAATAAGAGTTGCCCATAAAAGTTCTGTCATTTCAATCGTTAATTAAAAAACTTGCAATTGACTCAACATCAACATCAAATTTTCCAAATTGCTCTTCATATGTCTTAAGAAGAGAAACAAGGTCTGCCTTCTTCACCTCTGGGTCAAGGGGTAGATCATTGGTGGGCGCTGTCTTGCCTGCACCAGATGTTGGGGTTGGGGCTCCGCCTGGGGTGGGGATAGAAACAACCTTCTTCTCGGGATCAAGAGGAACCTCGTTCATTATTCCTTTAATTAATTCACCCTGCGAGGCGTGCCAGTTGGCGGCCTTAATGTGGTCCTGCATTTTTTCTGCTGAAAACTTAGCCATTTCTTCGTGCCAAGCCTTCATTGCGTCATGATCTTGAATCATTTTGTCCAAATTGGTTTTCATTGTAACTCCTTTACCAATGTCTCCAATTGCCAAACCTTGAGCCAAAGCTTTTTTTCTGGCTTCGCGCTTGGAGTTTTCATCGTTTGCCGTATATAGATAACACTTGCCAGCATTGCCCCATTTGAAACCGGGCCTACCGTTTTCAGAACAAGAATTAACAGGCATAGTGTTTACATTCTACCACTTTTTATTTGTAATAGCTGTATAAATCTTGCCGACCCCATCTTTGAACTGGAATTCCAATATCTTTAAAGTAATTAAAAGCGTCTTCAGAGGAATAGACAATCCTGGCATAGGCTTTTCTAGCCCCTTCGTCGTATACTGGGCACTCCGGGTTCGGATCTAAATATAAAGCTTTATATTGATAAATATCTTTTTGCCAATGAATTGCGTTTACAACTTTTAAAAGACTGTTACAGTATGGACATGTTCTATCTGGATATGGGAAGTTTTCTTGCACTTTCCCAACAATTACCTCTTGAACATCATATGGGTTTGTTAATGAGGATATGTAATTATTATTCATCTCTTGGCCTAATTAGAAAATTAATTATATCACTTATATTTTTTTGTGCAATTTCAACACCGTCCATGAGAGCATTAAGTTCCTCAAGCGTCATCTCGTAATCTTCTGATGGGCTAGAGATATAAAAAATTGGGATTCTTATATCTTGGAAAGGCACTGTCTTTATTGTTATTTCTAAAGACTCATATTCATCGACATCTTCATAACCTGAAAATGGAACTATTGTCGTCATAATCAACACCCTCCTCGGTAACGGTAATTAAATCATACCCCAGAATTACCAAGTTCTGACAAAGAATTGTCAGTCCTTTTGTTTCTTTATCTTTCTTTTTACCAAAGAAAACAATAAAAATATAATCATCTTTTTTAATTTTATCAAATAGACTATAATTTTTATCTTTTAGAATACGGCACCTGCGGTTTCCAGTAGATGAAATGTATAATTTTAAAAATCTAGATGTTGTGGCCGGTGAAACATAAACATCAACAACAGCATTTTCAATTAAATTACAAAATTCTCTAATATAGGAATAGGGGAATCCAGTATCAGACAATGCAAGAACTTTTTTATTATTAAAAAGTTCTTTACTGAGCTTTTTTTGTTGCATTTAAAAGAATTAAAGTTAAATTTGCAACCAAAACAATCAGAAATGGACCGACAAAGCCGGGATCGTGGTTCCAGCCTGTTTTAACAGCTATATTGATTAAAGCTGCATTGGCGAACATCCACAGTAAATAAAATGCTAATGCAATCATATTGGAAGTCTACCAGATGTTTCAAACGCTTCATGAGAAATTGGCATTGTTTTTTTAAACAACTCTTCAATTGCAATTGCATATTGCTGTATTTCATATTGGGCATTTTGTTCATTTCTTAATGAAATAAAATTAATTAATGAACGAGCATTAACTGTCCAAATAAATTCTGTGTACTGAGCAACAGGAAGAACTATCCTTGCAATTTCTTTTGCAATACCAATTTCAATCAGATAATTATATATAGTGTCAGCCACTCGGTAAACCTCTTGTATGTTTTTATAGTATATTTCTTTTTTTAAAGGATCTTCTATTTCTTGAAATACATAAGCACCGGGTTTGCCAACTTGCTGTCTTATATCGCTATACGCTGGTACATAATAGTCAATCTTATTTGGTTTATGATATCTCATACTCATTTCGTTAAATGAGGACCAGCGGTGTCTCATCCACTCTCTAGTAACAAAGATTGGGGCTTTAATTCTGAATTTAAAAACACAATGCTCAAAGGGAGTTGCATGTCTGTTCTTAACAAGATAATTAATAAGACCAACGCAAGACTCGTCTATTTCTTGTTTTTGTGAGGCGAATGACACTTTGGCTGAATTAACAACATCTAAGTCAGAACCAAAAAAGTCAATTAACTCAACATAACCAAAATCTAAAATTTCATAATAACTTGGGTCGGGTATACTGGCCATGCGGAGATCATACAGCATCTCCGCAAAAAACGCTTTGGAAAAAAAATAAAAAAAACGCAATTCCGGCTTGACAGGTGATTTCTAAAACACTATGCTTTCGCATGCAAAGCATGCCAAGTACACTTGTATATTCTTGTATGCTTATAATAGTTTATTAAGTATAATAAGTATATGAAAGTAATTGCAATTGTGGACAGTGAAGATTGCGGACCCTTTGCAATTATTGACCCTGAAACAATTGATGTAATTCAATGTTCTGATTTTTACCTTGCTGCAACATACTGTGCTTTTACTGGAAAACCGTTGACTTGTGAAATTTCACAAGACTGTGCTGAACATTTAGTAGAAAATGGTGTAAGATGTCTAAGCTGGAATGAAGAGATCCAACCAAAACAAAATAGGCCCTCTAAGAAAAAATCAGAATAGTTCATGAAAAAAATAAGTTGGTTTAGCCTCCAAAATACAGACATCAGCGGTGCTCTATGGGCAAGTCAGGGTTATGCAAATGCTGCGTTAAATACGATTGTTTCGCTACAAGAAAAACAAACAGCAGTATATTTTAATAATCCAGATATTCCATTTCATATTAACTTTTGTCAACCGTATTATTATCAATTAACAAATGCCTACAATGTTGGCTATACTCCTTGGGAATCTACAAAGATTCCTCCAGGCTGGTTATATAACATGAATGTTTGTAATGAGATCTGGACAACCTCTAGTTTTGTTAAAGATATTTATATCCAAAATGGTGTAAGAGATAACATACATGTTATACCACACGGTGTTTCAGAAGATTTTGCAATTGTAGAAAGAGAACTCCTTAATAAGTTTAACTTCCTTCATGTAGGGGGAGACTCAAAAAGAAAGAATGCTCAACTTGTTGTTGATGCTTTTCTAGAACTTTTTGATGGAAATGAAGATTATCAACTTATATTGAAATATAACAATTTTTGTTATGCTGAAATTTACCTAGATGGTAAGTTGGTACAAGCCACTGAGCATCCTCAAATTATTGGTATTCCAGAAATTTTTTCTGCAGAAGACCTTGTTCGTTTATATCATAAATGTCATTGCTTGGTTTATCCAACAAGCGGAGAAGGTTTTGGGATGATTCCTTTTGAAGCAATGGCAACAGGAATGCCTACAATAGTCACAAATCTAACTGGTTGTGCAGATTTTGCACACTATGGTATTCCTTTAGAGGCTGAGTATGGTGAAGCTACATATAATAATCATCAATATTCAACAGATACAGGTTTATGGGCTGTACCAAATTTTGATGAATTAGTTATCCACATGCAAGATGTTGCTGGTGACTACGATTTGTTTAAAAAATCGGCTATACACTCTGCAAAAATTATTCATCAAGAACACTCTTGGTCCGCGACCGCTGATAAAATTCTTGCGCGGTTAGCGGAATTTGATAAAAAAAAATAGACCTAAGCATTCTCTCTGTGAGATGAACCACTGAGTTGATACTATTGAATTCTTAACACTCGGAGGTCTGATGATTGCGCACTTGCCCGTTCTTAAAAAAAATTTATTTTCAGAAAAGGAAACCATGTTTAGTTTTAGACTGAATGAAGAATTTATTTCTCAGTATAAAAAAATCACACCCCCCTTTGGCTATCGGGATGCAGCGGGGAACTCTGTTGGTGAAATTACATTTCTTAGAACATACTCTAGAAAAAAACTAGACGGCACAAAAGAAACTTGGGTTGATGTTTGTGAAAGAGTAATTAACGGCATGTATTCATTGCAAAAAGATCATTGCAAGAATAATAAGTTACCCTGGAATGGAGTAAAGGCACAAGCTTCTGCAAAAGAAGCGTTTGATCGTTTATTCAATCTTAAATGGACACCACCCGGGCGAGGACTTTGGATAATGGGAACAGATCTTGTCAATGTGCAAAAAAATTCTGCGGCTTTGCAAAACTGTGCTTTTGTCTCCACTGGTGAAATGAATAAAGACAACCCGGCTGAACCATTTGCATTTTTAATGGAAGCATCAATGCTAGGAGTCGGCGTTGGATTTGATGATAAAGGTGCCGACAAAGGGTTTTCTATCTTTCAACCCAAACATTCAACTGATATTACATCAATTGAAGACAGCAGAGAGGGTTGGAAAGATTCAACAATTGCTTTAATTAATTCTTTTTTAAAACCAGATCAATCCGAAGTTAATTTTGATTATTCATTAATTAGACCATTTGGAACTCCAATAAAAACTTTTGGCGGCACGGCCTCAGGACCAGAGCCTCTAGAGAAACTGCATAAAGCAATCAGAAAATTATTTACAGACAGAAACGGCGAACTGCTCACGCGCAAAGACATTGCAGATCTTGGAAATCTAATTGGAGTTTGTGTTGTATCGGGTAATGTCCGCAGATCGGCGGAGCTTTTAATCGGCAGATCTGATGATCAAGATTTTTTAAATCTTAAAAATCCAAAAATTTTTCCAGAGCGCAACTCGTATGATTCAGAAAATCCAGGTTGGGCTTGGATGAGTAACAATTCTGTTGAAACTTATGTTGGTAACGATCTATCTCATTTGGTAGACAATATTGCTCTAAATGGGGAGCCTGGAGTTATTTGGCTTGATATGTCTCGTAAGTATGGTCGGCTTTCGGATCCGCCGAACAACAAGGATTGGCGAGTCGCTGGATACAATCCATGTGCAGAGCAATCTCTTGAGTCATATGAATGTTGTACATTGGTTGAAACATACTTAAATCGTCACGAAAACATTGAGGACTACAAAAGGACATTGAAATTTGCATATCTATATGCAAAAACAGTAACGCTGTTACCAACTCATTGGGAAAAAACTAATGCAATTATGCAAAGAAATAGGAGAATTGGCACATCAATGTCTGGTATTGCCAATTTTGCTGATAAAAAAGGTTTGCCTGTTCTTAAAGAGTGGATGAATGAAGGGTATGAAACTGTAAAAAGATACGATAACATTTACTCTGAGTGGTTTGGCATCCGTGAATCTATCAAGATGACGACAGTGAAACCCTCAGGAACAGTTTCAATACTGGCTGGTGAATCCCCAGGTGTCCATTGGACACCGGGCGGAGAATTTTTCAACAGAACAATTCGGTTTTCCAATGATGATCCTATGCTCCCTTTGTTCAAAATGGCAAATTATAGGATTGAGCCAGCAGCAGAGTCTCCTGATACAACCTCTGTTGTATATTTTCCAATTAAAAGTGGTGCAAGAAGAAGTGAAAAAGATGTAACCATCTTTGAAAAAATGGCAATTGCCGCAACTGCCCAAAGATATTGGTCAGATAATTCTGTTTCAGTTACAATTTCATTTGATTCTCAAACAGAAAAGCAATATATTGGAACCGTTTTACACATGTATGACGGACAATTAAAGACTGTTTCGTTTTTACCACAAGGTAACCACACATATCTACAAATGCCATATACTCAAATTGATGAAAATGAGTATTTAAAAGCAAAATCTGAACTTTTTCCAATTGATTTTGCTGGAGTTTATGCTGGATTAGCCCATGATGCTATAGGAGAGGCCTATTGCACAACTGATTCATGCGAAATCAAGCTTTCTTAATAAAAAAATCGCTTTTATATCACAACATGATGTAGAATGTAATAAGAATGACATCAGATATGATAAAAAGCAAGCAAATTTGGGTGCCTGAGCGCGCTTTTGGCGTATGTCTTTGGATTATGGAAGACGGAATGCCTTTAAGCGATGGCGATGGTGTTCTTTGCGCTGAAGGACTGGTCGGTGACGAGAATATTGAAAGACAAGTTGCTCAGGCCGCAAAATATTGGACAGGATCTGACGCTGGTGAATGCCGATGGGTTTCTGGGGCAAGAAAAATTACCGCCTCAGAACAAGAAGATCAGAAAGAAAGGCTTTCGGAAGGTCTTATTGCTGACCCATTTGAAGATTTTTTTGATGATTATTTTGGTAAAAGAAAATGAACTCAAGAATGTCACTAGATGACTCCGGTGATGATTTTAACGAAATTGATGATATTGCGTATTATCAATTTGCTTCCGCCGAAGAGACCGTTGATCCGTTTTCAGCAATAAAAATAAATTCACTTCCACCACGAATGAAGAGGAAGGCAGAAAGAATTGCCAAAAGATTTGAAGGGGAAGATGGAACTAAATCTAAATACCTAGATCCAGAGGTCGTTAATGGCTATTCTCTATGGGATATTGTGAATCCCCCATATGATTTAGATAACCTAGCAAAATTATACGACCAGAGCGCGATACATTCTGCTGCCATTAAATCTAGGGTTATGAATACTGTTGGTCTTGGTTATGAGTTTTCAGAAACACTCAAAGCGAGAAGAAAAGTAGAAAAAGCACACGGCAACCCCGCAAAACTTGAAAAAGTTAGAAGAGATTTGCAAGACTTGAAAGAAGAAATGGATGACCTTTTTGAAGGTTTAAACATTGAAGAAACACTTATTGAAACTCTTGTGCGAGTTTGGCAAGACTGCCTGACTGTCGGTAATGGTTACCTTGAGGTTGGTAGAAACAATTCTGGAAAAATTGGTTATATTGGACATATTCCAGCAACAATGGTTCGTGTGCGAAGAAAGCGAGATGGCTTTGTCCAGCTGTCCAGAGCAAACAAAATTCAAGCAGTTTTTTTTAGAAATTTTCAAGACTTAGAAATGGCAGACCCCATTAACGCGGATCCAAGTCCAAATGAAATAATACATTTTAAGATGTATTCACCAAATAATACATACTATGGAATACCATCGTCCGTTTCTGCCGCTGCGGCAATAATTGGAGATAAATTTGCAAAAGAATATAATATTGATTATTTTGAAAACAAAGCAATTCCTAGATATGCAATTATTCTTAAAGGCGCAAAACTTAGTAATAAATCTAAAATGGAACTTGTTAACTATTTTAGATCCGAGGTCAAAGGCCGCAACCACGGAACCTTGATTGTTCCATTACCTGCTGGACTTGGTAATGATTCAGATATTAAGTTTGAAAAACTTGAAGCAGGTGTCCAAGACGCATCTTTTGACAAGTATAGAAAATCAAACAGAGATGAAATTCTGGTTGCAAACAGAGTTCCTGCACCAAAAGTTGGCGTATACGACAATGCAAACTTGGCTGTTTCAAGAGATGCCGATAAAACATTCAAACTCCAAGTAATTGGACCAGATCAATCTGTCATAGAAAAAAAATTAAACAGACTTGTTTCTGAGTTTACTGATATGTTGCAATTAAAACTAAAAAAAATTGATCTTTTGGATGAAGATATTGAATCAAAGATTTTTGATAGATATTTAAGAACAGAAGTTGTTACTCCAAACGAGGTGCGGTCAAAGATTGGTTTCCCAGAAAGAGAAGAGGGAGACAATGTGTTGCCATACCCAACAAGATCAAAACAAGAGGGGATGCCCGGGGCACCCGTAGGAAATTCTAACAATGCTTCTTCAAACCCGCCAAAATCAAGGTCGGATTCCGGGGCTTTGCCTGACGGGGCGAGAGATTCTGGAGATCAAGCAGAAAGAGGTCAGAATCAAGATTCTGGCGATAACACTAGCGACTCATCGCTAAGTGATAATTAAGGAGATTAATAATGGATGGATCAATTGTTTATGCAAACACATCAGTTGACAGCACTGCAAATGAGGTTTCTGTAAATCATCATACAAGTGAAATATATTTTTGGAATAATAGCAGTTCTACTAATGCAACAGTTAGGCTTAATGGTATATATAATATAGTTATTCCTAAAGATGCTGGTTTTTATCATAAAATAGAAGGCGATTATACAACATTTCAAGTCATCACTGCGTCTGTAACTTTATCTGTTTTTGCAATTGGATGACAAAAAAAATATAAGGTATAATTTTACATTATGAGGTATTATGGAAGATTTTAATTTATCATTTCCAATTGATTTGATTAAGAAAGAAGAGAGGGTTGTAATTGGAATTGCAACTGCGGATAATATCGATAAAGCCAATGACGTCGTAGATTTTAATGCGTCTCTTGACGCATTTAAAAATTGGGGTGGCAATATCAGAGAAATGCATGCACCAATTGCTGTTGGAAAAGCAATTCATATTGAACCTACACAAATTAAAGGTCCCGATGGTAAAAAATATAATGCAATTAAAGTTCATGCATATATATCAAAAGGGGCCGAGGATACTTGGCAAAAAATTTTAGACGGTACATTAAAAGCATTTTCTATTGGGGGTAAAATTATTCAAAAAGAAGCCATGTCGGAAAAAATGCACAATGGTAGACCAATTAATATAATTAAACAGTATGTTCTTGGAGAACTCAGTTTGGTTGATAATCCCGCAAATGCATTGGCTACGGTAGACATCATTAAAAGAAATGAAGATGGAAGTCTGCAGTATGTTCTTGAAGAAATTCTTGAAATAGCAAAGAAACAACCAATAAGAGATCCAAAGGGTGGATTAACAGCAGCAGGTCGCAGACACTTTAAACAAACAGAAGGGGCAAACTTAAAACCTGGCGTTAAAGGACCAGCAAACACCCCTGAAAAAATGCGCCGCAAGGGTTCTTTTTTGACTCGCTTCTTCACCAACCCTTCTGGACCAATGAAAGATGAAAAAGGTCGCCCTACAAGGTTAGCTCTTTCAGCAGCGGCATGGGGCGAACCAGTGCCACAGGATAGATCTGACGCAGCACGACTTGCTGCAAAAGGCAGACGACTTCTTGAGCGATACGCTAAGATTAAACAGAAAAGCGTAGATGAAATTTTATTAGAAGATGAAGATCTTCTTATTAAAGAAATGTTTTATTTTGATAATGAAGACTATATGGAATTAATTAAAGACACTCCATTAAGTGATTATACTTTTGAAGATTCTTTTGATGAAAATAAATTAGAGTTAATTTTAAAATCTTTAAAAGAATGGTTTAGAGAAGATTGGGTTGATATTTCAAGACCCAAGAAGGGGGGTGGATTTGAACCCTGCGGAAGATCGGATGCAAGCAGTGGAAAGTATCCGAAGTGTGTTCCAGCCTCCCGCGCTGCCCGAATGTCACAAGCAGAAATTGATTCGGCTGTAAGAAGAAAAAGAAGAGCCGAGTCAACTCAGACCCGTCAAGATAAAAAACCAATTAATGTTTCGACGGACAAAATGGAAAAAAGAAATGTTCCAACAAATCCTGAACTTTATGCACGAGTTAAAGCAGAAGCAAAAGCAAAGTTTGATGTTTATCCATCGGCATATGCAAATGCTTGGCTAGTTCGTGAATACAAAAAAAGAGGCGGAAAATATCGCGTTGAAAAAGCCGACGAGGTGACAACCGACAGTATGGGTGCTGGTATTAAAAATCCACAACAGGGTTATATTGAACCAAGCAAAATGAGGGGCAAAAAAAAGAAAGTTAAGAAAATTAAAAAGGGTGTTGAGGACACACTGAGCCCCGTTGAATCATTACAAGAGGTGATAGCCCATTTGGCAGACAGAATTGATATGCACCAAAAATGGAATTGGCAATTAAATGCTTCATTAGATGAAATTGAAGATATTCTAGTGGAAGACGAAGAACTGGAAGATGAAAATTACGAAGAAGGTTATTTTGAAGAAGATAATGATGGGGATGAGTCGGAATCGGAAATAACAATTCGGGATTTAATGAATTTAATTGGTAAAACATTTGATGCAGCACCAAAAAATTGGTAGAATACAAAAATATTAATATTTTCTTGCTAAATCAAGTAAAATATGATAAGGTCTTTAGCATGGATGAACAAGAGTCAAAATTGTCACTTATAAAAAAGGTTGTTAATTGGCTTGTTCCAGATGTTCAAGAAAATGCTTCAACAACAATAGTTGAAGTTACTGAAAACACACAGGAGGAAGAAATGGATATTGAAGTCCTTAAGGATGCTCTGAGTGCTGTTGTTGATGAAAAACTTGCTAACTTCGCTACTTCCATAAAAGAAGAGGTTGAGGCTGCGGTTCAAGAAAAAATTGACACCATCACAAAGAGTTTTGAGGTGCAGAGTGCCGAACTGCAGGAAAAATTAGAGGCAACAGAAAAGGCATTGGCCGAGCAAGAAGAGAAGGTTCAGACCTTCGCTACAGCCGGTGCTGTTAAGAAGAGTGTTGACCCAGAAGACGACAATGAGGGCGAGGAGCTTAAGAAGTCCTCCACAAAGTCAGTTTGGGAAAATATTTATTTACCACAGGGTCTTATAAGCGCCCTGGGATATGAGTCATAATTAGGAGGATAAAATAATGGCATCACAAGAAGAAATTCTTTCTAAGGCCGATGAGGTGACAACAAGCGTTGTCGGAAACGATTCGGGTGGCCTTCTCAAGCCAGCCCAGTCTAACCGATTCCTTGATTATGTCATAGACCAGTCGGTTCTTATGCAAAACGCAAGGGTTGTTCGTATGAGAACACCACAAATGGAGATCGATAAGGTCTCGGTTGGAACTCGTTTGCTTGCAAAGGCAACAGAGGCCACAGACAGCGGCACAAACGCCGCCGTTACATTCAGCAAAGTTTCGCTTAGCACAGTTAAGCTTCGCCTTGACTGGGCAATGTCAACAGAGTCACTGGAAGACAACATTGAAGGCGCTTCTCTTGAAGATCATATTGCACAGATTATGGCTCGTCAAACAGCCAATGATCTTGACGATCTTTTCATCAATGGAAACACCTCTTCAGGCAACGCGCTTCTTAAGGCTCTTGACGGCTTCGTCAAGCTTGCTAAAGCTAACGGCACGGTTGTTGACGAGGCCGGTAACAATGTTTCTAGAGCGACATTTGACCGTATTCTTCGTAACCTGCCAAAGAAGTATTTACAGCGCAGAAATGAACTGAAGTTTTTCTCGGGTTCAGGAATTGTTCAAGACACAATTTTTAGCCTTCAGAGTCCAAACTCAGCCACAGCAGCAACTGCTGGTGCTCCTGCTCCTGCGTCAACTGTTGGTGAACTTGCATTCCTTCAGGGTGCAATGAGAGCCAATGGTGGTGCTGGTGTTACGGGACTGTCGCCTTATGGCATCGGTCTCGTTGAAGTGCCTCTGATGCCAGAGACCGCCTCTGGCGACTACTCTGGTGCAACCGGTTCGCATGGTCATATTGAATTAACATTCCCGAACAACAGAATTATTGGTATTAACCGTGACATTACAGTCTATCGCCAATTTAAGCCAAAGACTGACACGATTGAGTACACCCAATATATGAGGGTTGCAAGCAACATTGAGAATGCTGAATCATATGTGATTGGCAAGAACATCAAGCTTAGAACGCTCTGATATACAATTTAGCAAAAAGGGGAGGGAATTACCCCTCCCCTTTTTCGCATTTAATATAGAAGTGTGATAAGATATTTTCTATGACTGACAATGTTGTTACATCATCTTCGTTAGATGCCGAAGACCCAAAAAAGAAACCGGCAAAAAAAGCTGTTCCAAAAAAAGCTGCAGTTAAAAAAGTAGAAGCAGAAAAAGAAACTTCAACAGTATCAGAAGATAAAGTTTATGTTTTTTTTGAAAGCGGAATTGCCTATAATTCAGGTAATTTAAGATTCACAAGAGATAATCCGCTACAGGCGGTAACACCAGAACAAGCGGAACTTTTGCTTTCTTTGGATAATTTTAGAAGACCGGATCAGTTGGAATTAGAAGAATATTTAGCTTCTAAGGAGGATTAAAATGGCAGGAAATTTATCTAATTATTTAGAAAATAAAATTTTAGATCATATATTAGGAACGACATCTTATACAATGCCAACCCCTGTTTATTTAGCCCTGTACACTGTTGCTCCAACCGATGCTGGAGGCGGTACAGAGGTTGCTGGTGGCTCCTATGTGCGTAAAACTGTGACTTTCACAGTAGCATCAGGTGGAGCAACCAGTAATGATTCCAATGTTGATTTCAACGGGATGCCTGCCTGCACTGTTGTTGCCGTTGGCGTTTTTGATGCCCTTACATCTGGAAATCTATTAGTCTACGGCGGACTTACCGCAAACAAAACGATTGATAGCGGTGATATTTTGCGAATTGCAACCGGAGATCTTGACATCACAATTGATTAACAGGAGTCGTTATGCTTAGAAGAGAGTTTAATGGCGGAGTGTTAAAAACACAATTAGCCGCAAATATATCAAATACAGCCAACTCTTTTTCTGTAATAGACGGATCAACATTCCCTAATGGGGGTTCTGGAAATCCATTTGTTATTGTTATTGGCAAGGGCACAGCTGGGGAAGAAAAGGTTCTGTGTTCCTCTAGAACAACCGACACCTTTACTGTTCAACAGCGGGGGTATGATGGCACTACGGCCAGCTCTCATTCAAGTGGAGATTTAGTTGATCATGTGTTGGATGCGACAACGGTTCAGTATATGAATACTGCAACAAACGATAATGCTATAATTTCTTTGATGGGGATATAATGCCAAATTTAACGCCTAAAAATTTATATATAGGAAGCGACAGTGGTTCAAATGTATACACTGTAAGCGCCAATACCGGATCGTACTCTATTGTAAGAAATATCAATATTTGCAATACCGGATCGTCAACTATTCTATGCAATGTTCACATAGTTCCCTCAGGAGGGGCAGCGGCTGCTAACAATAAAATTATGTCTAATTTTACAGTTGCTGGCAATGAAACAATTTCTTATGATGCATCTATTGTGATGAACGCTTCATCATCAATATATGTAAGTGCCAATGTTGCAAATATAACTTATATCATTAGTGGAGTTGAGTTCGTTTAATACATTTTCTATTTAATTCAAGATCATATAAAATAAATGTGTGATTGGATTAAAAAGAAAATTAATGCCTTTAATTGTTGCTTGCTTTACATCTGTTTTTTTCCCATTTTTTTTTGCCTCTGCCCAAGCCGAACCAGGACTTACTGTAACCGTTTACAACAATTTTGGCTACAACAATTCGCCTCCACTCCCCACGGTCACCGGTCGTCCGGTCGTTGGAACCACCACCCTCACTCAGATTAATCAAAACTTTGACAGTGCACCGCTGTTCAACCTGTCCGAAGACTTTATTGTTAAGTATGAAGGTCACATAACCCTGCCCGTGACAGGCTCGTTCAGGTTCTTGCCTGCTGCGGATGACGGAACCAAACTCTATATAGATAATGTTTTGATAGACAACAACTGGGTTGACAAGGGCGGCTGGGGCAACCCGTCACAGTACGTTTCTTTTAGCGCTGGAGTTTCCAAGCCAATCACATATTGGTATTACGAAAATGGTGGCGGAGCCA